CGCCTCTCATGGAGATCACAGGTGCCTTCGGATATTACGAAGGTGGTCTGACGCGGATTCAAGGTGGGCCTGCCGACCTCGGCTATCAGGGGCCTGCCGGAAATGTGGAGGTCTTGGGAGGCACTGCCTTCGATGGAGGCAACGTTCGTATCGAGGGAGGTGAGGCGCAAGGGGCCAGCGGTTCAGGAGGCGGTGTCGTCATCTTGGCGTCGCCAGGGGGTGCGAGTGAAACGTCCGGAGCCAACGTTCGTATCCAAGGTTCGCAGTCTTCTTTCCTCGACCAAGAGGGAGGTGACATCGAGCTGTTTGCCGGTCAAGGTTTCGTCAGTCAAGACGGCGGAGACATATTCATCGCTGGCGGCGTTGGAGCTGTAGGGGCCGAGGGCGGCAGCGTCCTCATCCGTGCCGGAGATACGGTCGGAGCGGGTACGCAAGGTCGCATCGTCATCCAACGGGTGACCAACGTGACCGGTGAAACCGGTATCTTGGCGTTCGAAGAGAACGACAACAGTCCCAGCATGGTTGGATTCAGAGCTCCTCTTTCGGTGCCCGCTGATTTTATCTGGCGCTTGCCGGCAACGGACGGCTCGGCGAACCAGGCTCTGATCACTGACGGTTCCGGTAACTTGAGCTTTGGCGCTGCCGTAGGCACTACAGATCTCCAGGGGGCCTATGATAACTCCACGGCGACCGACCGCACCGTCGTGCTCAACGGCGCCGCTTCTGAGGGCGTCAACATCCGCGACAACGCGACGCCCATCGGCAGCAATCTGTTTGAGGTCACGGACAACGCGGGCACGACCGAGTTCCTTTCTGTCGACGCCAGCGGCGTGACGGTCACGGGCAAACTCACCGTCACCGGGATGATCGACCCTCCGGGTCTGACAATGTCGGAGTCGGCTTCCAACCCGGGGGCTGTAGCCGCGGGTGATGGAACGGTCTGGGTTCGGAACGATGCGCCGAACGTCCTGATGTACACGGACGATGCCGGCACGGATTTCGTCATCGGTGGGCTGGCTTCGGTCGAGCCTCTGTCCACAACCCTTGTTGCGGGTAACACAACGGGAGGCACTGACCTCGAAGTCTCGAGCGGCGATTCCATTGTCGCCGAAGCAGGTGCAACGGCAGTAACCACTGGATCTACGCTCAACCTTCGTGGTGGTGTGGCTGGAGCTGATGCTGCCGGTGGGAGTGTAGACATCCGGGCCTCCAATGGAGGTTCGGGGACCGGAGGAGCTGGGGGCGCTTTCATCGGAATCGCTGGAAATGCGACTGGGGGGAACCAACAAGGCGGTGCGATGCTTCTCGTCGCCGGCAACAGTGATGGCACTGCTAACGGTGCCACGGCCCAGCTCCGCGGAGGGTTTGGTGGTGTTGTCAACGGTGTTGGCGGCGATGCCGGGGTCCTTGGCGGCAACGGGCTTGCGGGGGGTTCCGGAACCGGTGGAGAAGCCACACTTGCGGGCGGCGATGGGGGAACCGCGGGAGGTGATGGTGGTCGGGCAATTGTCCGAGGCGGTACGGGAGCCATGTCAGGTGCTGGCGGCGGCATCCTCATCACCGCAGGTGTTCCTGCTGGTACGGGGGCCGGAGCTGACATCGATATCACGGCAAGTCCGGCCGGGGGTGGAGGCGGGTTTGCTGGTGGATCGATCACTCTTACTCCAGGTTCTGGTGATGGGGCTGGTGCAGACGGTCAAGTGCTCGTGGACGGTGATGCTCGAGTCACCGGCAATCTGGTCGTTGAAGGCACCACTACCAGCGTGGAGTCAGAAACCGTTCGCATCGCGGACAATCATCTGTACCTGAATGATGGCTACACGACTGCCTCAGCTCAAACAGGTGGTCTTGTCGTTAATTACCTTCCGAGCGGTACGGTTCTGAGCGTTGATACGGGAGGGTTCACCGCGGGTGTAGCGGCGACAAGCAACCCGACTGTCGAGTACAGTGGTTTCGGGCTTTTCACTCCTGGGCAGTTCATCCAAATTTCTGGATCTGCGAATCCTGATAATGACGGGCTGTACGAGCTCCTTTCTGCGAGCCCCTCCACCATCACGATCCGCGGTATCGGTGTCACGGGCACCGTTGAAGACTTCACAAAGAATCAGTTCGTGACCGATACCACGGTGCAAGGCACCATCACCCCGGTTTCGGTTTCGGTGATTCGTGCTGGCACAGGTGGTGCTTGGGAGTCGGCTGCCGGGAACGCAACCCCGCTTTCTTTTGGGAACCTGATCACGACGACCACACCCACCACTTCGTGGCTTTTGGGAGGCAACACCGTTGGATCCGAACAGAGGATCGGCACCAACGATGCCTTCGATTTTGTGGTCGAGACCAGCGGCACAGAGCGTGTGCGTGTCAATGCCACGACGGGAGACCTGACGCTTCAAGGCGACACGATCAACATGCCGAGCAACGTTGCCATCGGACAATCTACGTCGATTGGCAGCGGTGAGGGCATCGTCATCGGTGATGGTGCTACCGGAACTTCAGGGCGCCCGTTGGCCATTGGGCGCGCGGCTGTGGTGTCTGGGGCCTTGAACTCGGAGTCGATTGCCATCGGATCGGGTGCCAGTATCGCAGGCACATCGGGAGGCAACAACATTGCCATCGGACGAGGCGCCACGGTTACGGGATCAGGGAACAGCACGGTCATCGGCGACAGTGCAACTTCCTCGGCCCTGGCCGGTACGGCCATCGGCCCTGTCAGTTCGGCTTCGGGAGAGCGCGGCATCTGTATCGGCAGCTTTTCCAGCGCTACTGCTACTGCCAGCGTTGCGTTGGGGTGGAACGCAGATTCGACGCACACGGAATCGGTTGCTCTTGGTCGAGATTCGACGACAACGACGACCAACCAGTTCATGGTGGGCGGTTCCACAGCGGAGTTGAACACTTTCATCAACGGTACGCTGACGCTGAGCTCGAGTGTGGGTGCCACGAGTTCGGTGGCTACTTTTACGACCACAGGGGCCAGCGGGGACAGCGTCGAGGTCTTCGTTGGGGACATCGATCCGAGCGCTGGGGGTGGTGTTGCAGCTCCCGTGGGGTCTGTGTTCCATCGAGATTCTGGAGGCGCGGGCACTACTGGAGAGCTGTGGCTCAAGACTGGGGCTGCAAACACTGCCTGGTCCCTTGTGGGTACGGGAGACATTACTGAGACGCTCCAGGAAGCGTACGAGGCGGGTAACACGATCGTCACCGATTCGACGAACGGGGACTTCGATGTTTCCGGCACGGAGGCCGTCTCTCTGGACGCTCAAGCAGCCTCGAACTTCACGGTCGACGGCGCAAACCTAACTCTCTCCACGACGACGGGCGGGGACGTGAATGTCACCGCAGCCGACGAGATCGCCATCAGCAGCAGCGCGGTCGTGAATATCTTTTCCGGTGGGATTGACGTTTCGGCAACGGGCGGAAATGTGGCGATCTCGTCGAGCGTCCTGACGCTTGTAGACGGGGATGGCGGTGTCGAGATCAACTCCAGTGGCGGAGACTTGGAGATCGGCAACGACGCCGATACCGGATCTTTGATCGTTGGTACGGGGGCCACGGCTCGGACGATTACGATCGGCAACACGACGGGAGCTACGGCGGTCAACGTCGATGCTGGAACCGGTGACATCAATCTGAACGCAGATACGGTCGTCACGGGCAAGCTCACTGTGACGGGGATGATCGATCCTCCGGGGCTTCAGATGACGGAGTCGGCGGCCAACCCTGGCACGGTTGCGGCGGGCAACGGCACGCTGTGGCTCCGCAACGATGCTCCGAACACGTTGATGTTCACGGACGACGACGGCACGGACTTCGTCGTCTCGGGTGCCTTCAGCGGCTTGGCTTCGACGCTGGCCGTCGGGAACTTCACCGGGGGCACCCCGTTGGTGGTCAGCAACGGGGACGCCATCAACGGGGAGACGGCCGCTACCGGCTCCAACGCCAACGGCGGCACCACTCAGATCCGCGGAGGTTTCGGCGACGGGACCGGACGAGGAGGCGCCTTGTTTCTCTCGGGAGGATTCCCTGGAGCATCGGGCCAAGGTGGCCCGATCAGCATCCAGGGATCGGACGCCTCCGACGGCACGGGCGGCCCGGTGATCATCCGGCCCGGCAACGGCGGAGGTGCTTCGGGGGCCGCCGGGTTCCTGACGCTCATCGGAGGCACATCGCAGGGCTCGACCCAAGGAGGCTCGGCCAGCGTCAACGGAGGTAACAACGCGGACAGCGGGGACGGAGGCGAGGCCGGGCTCGTCGCGGGGGGATCGGGGCCCAACGGCGGCAACGGCGGCCTGTGCACCGTCGGAGGCGGATTCGTGGGGAACACGTCCGGCAACGGCGGCTCTGTGCAGATCCTGGGGGCCGCGGGTCCGGCACCGGCGGGGACCGGGCGCGGCGGTGACGTCACGGTCACGGCGGGCGCGGGGGGTGCCACTTCTGGGGACGGGGGTGTCATCACACTCACGGGCGGATCGGCCACGTCGGGCGCGGGGGGCCACATCCTGCTCTCTCCGGGGAGCGGGACTACGAGTCCGGGCACCGTGGGGATCGGCTCCTTTGACCCGGCGGTTGAGCTGTACGTCGGCGGCACCGGGGGCACGAGGGTGCCCACCGGAACTACGGGACAGCGACCTTCGACGCCTCCGGCGGGCACCGTTCGTCTCAACACCACCACGGATCAGTTCGAGGGGTACAACGGCACGACTTGGTCGCCGCTCGGTTTGATGCCTCCGGTCGTGTTCAAGCCCCAGGACAACGAGCCTCCGAGCAGCGGGGCCGCGAGCTCGAGCACTATCAACGCACACCCTGTCCTCACGTTTTCGGCCGGCCTCGATGAAGATGCCGTGTTCGCCGGGCTCATGCCGCCCACGTTCAAGACGGGGAACGTGCAGGTGCGCCTCATTTGGGCGATTACGGGATCGACCGCTGGCTCTGTCTCCTGGGAGGTCTTCTTCGAGCGGTGGGAACTCGGCCTCACCACGCTCACGACCGACAGTTTCGGGACCGGGACTAGCATCTCTGCCGGCGTGCCCTCAACCTTGAACGAGCTCGTCCTGAGCCTGGTTCCGCTGCCGGACATCAACGGTACCCTCCCCGGCGAAGCGTTTCGCCTTCGAGTCAGGCGAAACGGATCGGGGGACTCCGCCCCTGGGTTCGCGGCTCTTGCCAAGGTGATCGTTGAAGAGATCTAGACGATGGCGGTCGTCTTACCGGGAAAATTCCTATACGTCGCCAACTACCATGTGGCTTCGTTGGCTACGGCGCAGGCATTGGACGAACAAATAGAGGAGACCTACCGAGTGGGTCCTCACCATGCCTCTCCTGATCGTCTTCTCAAAGTTCGGCAAGATTTTTTCGTTCGACAACATGAGCATCTCGAGCCCGGGGACGTGATGGACGGGAGCGAAGTTACCGTAGCCACGGTGCGCAACCCGTACGACTGGCTTGTGTCCTGTTGGTTGCGTCGAGGCGGTGGCGTGCCTTTTGTTCAATACGTCGCAGAACTTTGCGAAACAAGCCCTGGCGCCTATGTCCGGAACGGGAAAATCTTCTGGCACGAGGCGGACGAGCTCCTGCACTGGGAGCACCTCCCAGAAGAGCTCAACGCTTTTCTGAGCCGTTTTGGGCTCTCAGGGATGGCTCTTCCTCACAAGAACCAAACTGCCGGCAAGAAGCCTTGGAGGGGCTACTACAACGTCGAGATTGTGGGGTTGGTGAACCGACGTTTCGGGGCTGACATCGAGAGGTTGGGTTACGCGTTCGAAGTTACGTGAAAAGCGCCACTTTGGGCTGAAAAGCGGCGCTGAGCGCCGCTAATCCTCCTTTAGTCTTTGCCTGTACGAGGGCTATGACTTACCCGTTCATCCCCATCGGTTCCATGGGAACCGGGCTTCCAGAGTCTCGAACGGAGACGGCTGGGGCGCCCATCACGGCCTTCGATCTGGTCGCGTTCGACACGAGCAGCAACGTCGTGCCGGCGGTGTCCACGACGACTTCTGGGATTTGGGATGTTGCCGGGATCGCGCTGATGAGCGTCGCCGCCGCTGCTTCGGTTGAGGTGGCGGAGATTTCTGGGGTGGTTCAATCCGTTCGCTTTGCCGTCGCTCCAGCAGGCGCGGCCAATAACGATCCTGTTTTTCTTTCAACGATTGCAGGGGTTGCTTCGCTCACCCCCCCTACCTCGAGCGGCAACACCATTTTTCGTGTCGGCATTTTGATTGGTGGCGATGGCGTCACCCTCACCCCGGACGTGCTCTTTCGTCCGCAATTCATCTCCCAGATCCCGTAAAGGAACGAACCCATGGCTGGCAACCAACTCAACAACATCACCATCTTGGATCTGACTACAGGTCTGACCCGCACGCTTGAAACCGGAGGTACTCCGGACACGCTTCAAATCGAGACTGATCTGGAGCTGTTGTCTGGGGCCAACATGCTTGTGGACGGTAACTTGGTCGTCAACGGCACGACTACGACCCTTCACTCGGAACAGGTCAATATCCGGGACAACCACCTGTACCTGAACGCGGATTACACTACCGCTGGGGCCCAGACAGGCGGCCTCGTGGTGAACGTGTTGCCGACCGCTACAGCGGACACCGTTGCGGCCACGGGATTCACGGCGGGTGTCGCGGCCGTCAGCAACCCGACCGTCATCACGGCCGGGTCCGCGACCTTCTCGGCGGGCGACATCGTCCAGGTCTCGGGGGCCAACGACCAGGAGAACGACGGTATCTACGAGGTCGAGTCGCATGTCGGCACCACCTTGACGATCCGTGGTGTTGGCACCGTGGGTACGACTCAGGATTGGGTTCAGAACGACTTCGTCACGGACACCACGGTTGCTGGTGCCATCACGCTTGTCAACGTCAACGTCCTGCGTGGGAACTCGAGCGGTGACTGGGAAACCGCAACGACAACCACGACTTCGGGATTGACCTACAACATCTTCACGCAGCAGGGGGTGGTGGACCTGCAAGAGGCGTACGAGGCTGGTAACACGATCACGACGGATGCCGGCAACGGCAACGTGATCATCGCGGGTACGGAGCTCCTGAGCATCACAACCACGGGAGGGATCGATCTCGATACGGTTTTTGATGCCGACGTGACTACGTTCGATGTTCAGATGACGGGCACGAACGGTTTTTCGATCGACGGTACTGATGCTTCGAACGTCAGTGTTACCAGCGGAGACCTCACGCTTTCGACGATTACCTCGGGCAGTTTGGTTGCTTCGTCTGCTGCGGATGTGGACGTAGATGCGACGACCTCGATGACGTTTGATACGGCGGACGCTGCGGACGCTTCAGGCAACGACATCACCATGACCGCAGGTTCGAGCACCGGTGGTACGGCTGGAGGTGCTTCCATCGTTCTCACACCAGGTGACGGCAACACTACGGGCGTTGCTGGTTTCGTCAATATCACCTCCCCGGCGGACGAAGACGAAATCCTTTTTCAAATCGAGTCGACGGGAACAGGCGCCAATGCTGCCGCCTTCTTCACAGGTACGAGTGATCCCAGTGGCGCTGTGACAGCAGATGCCGGCTCGATGTTCCTGCGGGACACAGGGGCGGGTGCTGTTGCTTACCTGAATACTTCGACCGGGTCGGGCACGAGCTGGACGCCTTTCACCACGGGCGCCGGAAATAACCTTCAGCAGGCATACGAAGCCGGGAACACCATCGTCACTGACACCACGAACGGTGATTTTGACGTCTCTGGGACCGAGGCCATCTCCCTGGATGCCTCGAGCGCGTCAAACTTTACGGTCGATAGTGCGGATCTGGTCCTCTCCACGACCACTTCTGGAGAGCTCGATCTGACCTCTGCGGGCCTGATGGATGTCAACGCTGGGGCGGGCCTCGACATCGATGTCACAGGGGCTTTCGACATGTTGTCGACAGGTGCCTTCAGCATCGACGGGACTGGTGCTTCGAACGTCAGTGCTGATACCGGCGATCTCACGCTTTCGACCACCACAAGCGGCTCAGTGCTTGTGGACGGTGTGGACGGTGTGGAGATTAACTCGACAGGGGGCGCCCTTCAGCTTGGCAATGATGCTGACACTGGCGCCATCAATGTCGGCACCGGTGCCGCCGCTCGCACGATCACGGTGGGTAACGCCACCGGGGCTACCTCCGTGAACCTTGACTCCGGTACGGGTGCCTTCACCTTCGACTCAACGGTTGGAGAGGCGTCGGCCCTCATGACCCTTACGGCGACGGGCACCGGAGGAGATTCGGTTGGCCTGTTCGTGGGCGACAACGATCCCGACACGGTCGTGACCGGTCTGGCAGGCTCGCTGTTCATGCGTGATACTGGTACAGGCGGTGAGCTCTACATCAACACTTCGACCGGCTCGGGCACGAGCTGGACGCAGGTGGCCACCGGGGGCTCCGTCACTCTCCAAAACGCCTATGAAGGCGGCAATACGATCGCCACTGACGCCACCAACGGAGATTTCGACGTGTCCGGCACGCAGGCCATCAGTCTCGATGCCAGTCTCGCATCGAACTTCACCGTAGCCGGAGCGGACCTGACGCTTTCGACGACCACGAGCGGCACGATCGACATCACCTCGGCTGAGGATGTCCAAGTAACCGTCGGCACCAACAACGCTACGGCGATGGTGATCGATGACGGCACCGACAACCTCATGACCTTTGATACGACGACCGGCGAACTTGCGGTCGAGGTCAACGAGTTCTTGGACATCGTCGGCAACGGAGCTGGTGTGACTCTCACTGCTGGAGAAGCACTCTCCGCTGGTGAGGTGGTCACGATTGAAGGTACGACCGGTGACGTGATCTTGGCTGACTCCAACACGGGCACAACCCTGGATGGCTTGGCTATTGGGGTGGCGGCCTATGCAGCGGCCGACACGGACCCGGTGAAGGTTTACACCGTGCCGGGGTCCTTGATCCCAGTGAACTTCGCTGCGGCTCCGGCTGCCTCTCTTAATGGTCGTCCTGTGTTTGTCAGTGCGACCGCAGGCGAAGGTACTACGACGGCCCCGACGGGTAGTGGCAACGTCGTCTACGTCATTGGCATTCTTCAAGGTGCCAACGGTGCCAATACCTCGCCACTGGTCATGTTCCAGCCGCAATTCATCTCGGTGCGCCCGTAGGAGATAACGCATGAAGGTACAACTTACAATCGATCTTGAGCTCGAGCCTGAGAAGGAGCTGAGGGCTAAGGAGCAGGCCAACGTCACTGCTATGATGCGACGTGTCTGTGCGAGGCGCCTTGAGGCACTTCGAGGCCAGCGCCTTGGAGGCGAGCGACATCCCGTTGGATGGGAAGTTACTGTCCGAGGGATCGACGTGGGGGCGCCCAGTAAGGTGAAATAGGGGTATGGCCAACCAGGTCGATAACATTACGCTTAACGACAATACGACGGGGTTAACTCGTACCGTTGATGTGAGTTCGGATGACTTGTTCCTCTCCGTCGATCTAACTCTTCAGTCTGGCGCGGTTTTTGAGTCGGACAACCTTAAGCGTGGATCCGGGGACCCTAACGGCTCGGTCTCTGGCAATGAAGGTGACGTGTTTATGCGCACCGATGCGGGCGTAGGATCTCTCTACGTCAACACGGATGGGACGAACACGGGTTGGGCCTTGGTGGCCACCGGAGCGGTCAGCGTCTTCGGCACCGAGTACACGTACGGGGAGAGCCTCGCGGATAGTTCGACGACCTCCATGACGTACATCCAGAAACTCAAGGTGACGACGGCGAGCGTCCCGGCCGGGGATTACCTTGTCTCGTGGGCCTACGAGTGGAACCTGAATTCCACGTTCAACAGTTTCGCCGCCCGTGTGCACCTCGATGACACGACGGTCGTCGCCGAGCAGGTCACGGAGCCGAAGGACGGCGCAGCGACACAGTTCATCCCCTCCGCAGGAGCAGCTCAGGTGACGTTGACGGCTGCTACGCACGACATCGACATCGACTTCCGACGAGACGGGGGTTTTTTCCCACCGACAGCTACGATCCGGCGGGCACGTGTCGCGCTTTGGAGGGTGAGCTAGCGTGGCCATCGAGAGCTACACGATCTCCACGGACACTCTGAATGGGGTCGTGGATGCTTCCAGTCTCCACCAGGAGATCCTGGCGGAGGGTACCATCACGACCACGCTCAACTGGGTCACCGTGGACGTGGGCCAAGACTTGCTTGAGATTGACTTCGTCAGCGCGCTGTCGGGACCCGAGCTAACGGCCCTCACCGCCGTCGTTGCCGCCCACACGGGCGTAGCCACGTTCGACCCCGAGGAGGATTCTGCCAGTCCGGCCGGGATCACGCTGATCAGCGGCTCCACGGTGAGCCGCTACGGTACGATCGCGGACGCGATCACGGCATCCTCGAGCGGAGACGTGATCCTCATCGGCCCCGGAACCTACGCCGAGAGTTTCACGGTCCCCGCGAACGTCACGATGCAGGGCGCGTACGGGGGCGGGACGACCGTCATCTCCGGGTCGGGCGCTACGGGCACGCGCATCACGATGAGCAACGGCTCGTCTATCCGGCAGATGTTCGTCGTGCTTCCCACGGACGCGACTCCGGCCGTGTCCTTCGCCGGAGGGATTGGCGAGCGCGCCAACGTGTCCGAGATCGGCCTCCAGGGGCAGGGCGCGTCCGGGATCGGCATACAGAACTCCAACTCCGGGGCGATGATCGTAGACCGCACTGAGTACGCCGCGGGGACCTGCGATGCCGTGTTCGAGGTGTCGGGGGGTCAACTGATCATCTCTCAGACGTTGATGTCGTCCGGTACTGCCGCGGACTTCATCCGGGTGGCCGGAGGGTCTCTGATCGCCGACAGCATCAACGTCGGTTTCCCTCCCACGGTGACCGACTGTTTGGAGGTCGGCGCCGGGGCCGTCGTTGGATCGGACTTCAACTTCCAGACCGGCACGAACGGCGTCCACGTCACGAGCGACTCCGCCAACGTGCAGCTTCGATCCCCTCGGCTCAACGCCTCGACATTCGACATCCTCGTGGATCCCGGACTCACGGCCGGGACGTTCCACATCATCGGAGGGGAACTGTCCGAGTCGAAAATCTCGGTGCCCGGGGCGTGGGCCGCGGAGGCCGACCAGACCTTCACGTTCCAGGACGATTCCTCGACGCTCACGCACGACACCGCGCTGTCCATCTGGGGGGAGCTGCACGTGGGGCACCCGGAGGCGGGCGCAGAGGCAGCCTTCGGGCGCGGGGACGGCTACACGCGCGGGATGGTCGTGCTGACGACCGACGACACGGCCAGCCCGTCGTCCGACGGGGGTAACTTCACGGACGTGTCTGCCGCCGCAGCGAGCGGGTCGGGCTCGACGTTCACGTTCCAGGGCGTCGGCGCAGGACACTCGATCTTGGTCGCCTCCACGCTGTCCGACGCGTCGGACCTCCGCAAGATCTTCGGCTGGCAGAGCACACAGACGATCGGGAGCATCGGAGGTGTGTACATCTTCGAGATCTGGGACGGAAGCGGGTGGGTCGAGGTCGGCGCACACGCCACCTGCAACGAGCAGTTCTTCAGCTACGCGAACGTCGTGTTCCTGCGCACGGGGTCCTGTGAGAACCTGCGGCTCGGCGTCACGTCCTCTACGACTTGGGCCACGAAAACGATCCATGGCACGAACGCCTACTGGTCACGGGTCCGCATCACGTCCGCAGTCTCGACGCTTCCCGTGTTCCAGCAGTGGCGACTGAGCGACTCCCGGACGGCGATCAACGTCAACGGCAAGCTGGCTTTCTATGGCACGGCCCTGTACCGAGAGACCCTATTTGGATCGGGCAACATCTTTGGCGAGTCCGGCGGAGTCACCGACGGTAACTTCTCCGTGGGATCAGGCGGCCTTCCGACCGGGTGGACGCACGAGATCAAGAACTCGGTGCTCAACAGCAGCGGCGACGCGATATACACCCAGTTCGTGCTGCCGAAGGGCATCTGCACGGCGTATCCGTTGCGGTTTCGGTTCTACTACGGCGTCAACAACAACTCGTCCACGACTGCGCCCACGGTCATCCTCTCGGTGCTGCCCCAGGAGGTCTCGGGGATCCTGGTGGCAGACCCTGCGGGAGGTTCCGTGCCCGTGGCTCGCACCGACGCCAACACGGACACGATCACGGCGAACCCGGGTGCGGATACGACCTTGATGTTGCCAGAGACGACGGTCAACAAGATCCACTGCATCGACTTCGGAGTGATTGACATCGCCGACTACTACGAGGGCGACTCGATCTTCATCCGCCTCGAGCTGGATGACGACGGGTTCCCGGCGACGGACCTGTTCGTCGTCTCCTTGGAGGTCATCTCCGTGACCTGGACCCTGGGGGAGGTGCTCTGATGGCGGGCAGATACGACGAACTTTTCCGACAAGACTTTACCGCTACCGATACGATCATCGTCACGCACAACCTGAATCGGTTCGCGGTGGCGGTTCGCGTCTTGATCGACGCGGAGTCCCGTGCAGACCTGATCAGCGACATCGCCCTTACGCCTGGCAACGCGAGGAATGAACTGACGGTCACGCTCACGTCGGCGCAGACGGGGACGATCCAGCTCACCAGCACGGACGTGCCTCTCCAAAACAACCTGAGTCCTGAGCTGGTCTCCAACGTGGAGCAGTCCGGTGGTCAGGGCGACGTAGTGGGTCCTGGGGCTTCGACCGATGATGCGGTGGTCCGGTTCGACGGCACGACCGGGAAACTCGTCCAAGGATCGGGCGTGACCGTGGACGACTCGGGGAACGTCTCCGTCCCGGGGACCGTGGACGGCCGTGACGTGGCCACGGACGGCACAAAGCTCGACGGTGTCGAGGCCGGGGCAGACGTGACCGATGCGGCTAACGTCGCAGCGGCCGGGGCCGTCATGGACGGCGACTTCTCAGGCACGTATCCAGCTATCCTCACTCGCACTGGACCGGCGACCTACGCCGGCATTAAGACGAACGAGACGGCCGGATCACCCACGGTCGGCGATGACTCGACGCAGGACTACGCGGTCGGGTCTCGCTGGATCAACACCACGACCGGAGACGAGTTCGTCTGCGTCGATGCGTCCGTGGGGGCGGCGTCTTGGATCCTCACGACGACGGCTTCGGGGGACACGTCCAACTATTTTGAGGCGTACGATAACGCAGGCGGCACCACCATCCCAGGTGTGCTCACTGATATCCCCCTGGACACGCAGCGTATCGTGGGGTCCGACTACTCTCACACGGCGGGCCAGCCGACGATCACGATCAATACGACAGCCACGTACCTGGTCTACGGGCATGTCTCCACGGAGATCCCTGCGACTGGCGGCACCAGCCGTTCTGAAAGTGCAGGCATACTCGTGCTGGACGCGGGTTCCGGTTTCGGTCTTGTGGGGGGTACCGTCGTGTGGTTGTACAACCGCACCCAAGGAGCTGGGTCAAACACAGGATCCTTCCTCGCCATCCTTAACCTTTCAGCGGGGGACATACTCAAGCTCCAGGCCATCCAGCTCGCAGGGACTTCGGTGATTGAAACGGCTGCGGGCGGGAGTGGTCTTTCTATTGTGAGGATCGGCATTGGAGCGGGCATTGATGCCGAACAGATTCAGGGAAGGGCAGTCTCTTCGACGCAACCGACGAACAACCAGGTGCTGGTCTGGAACGATGCTGCGTCTGAGTGGCAGCCGGCCGATCAAAGCGGCGGGGGAGGAGACGAGCTCGTCAAGGTATCGGCGAACGATACCACGGCCGGATACCTCAATGGCAAGCTCGTCGCGGGCACGAACATCACGCTCACGGAGCAGAATGACGGCGGGAACGAGACACTCCAGGTGTCGGCCACGGCGGCTCCCCCGGACTGCCAGGAGGTGGTGTCGAGTTCGACCATCACGACCACTGCGACCTCCCCCGTGGCCATGACCGGCATGACGCTCACGGCCCCGGCCACCGGCAGCTACCTCGCCATCTTCTCGGTCTACACCGAGAACAGTCTCGCGGGGTGGAGCGTCCGCATGCGGATCCACGTCAACGGCACCTTCCAGGCGAGCACCGAGCGCCACACCCAGGTGAACGCGGCCGGGTACACACAGGTGCTGGCCACCACTCGACGCCTCTCGCTCACGGCCGGGGACAGCGTCCAGGTCTACTGGTACACGGGCGGATCTGGCACCGCCAGCGCCTTCGATCGGTGCCTCCAGCTAGTGCGCGTGACGGCGGTTTAGGAGCGAACCATGGCAGAAACATCCTACCTTTACGACATCAGTCTCGATTTCCCGAACCAGAAGGTCTCTCCTGATCGCCTCGACCGCGAGATTCGTCAGAGCACGGACATTACGATCGCGTTGGATCGTATCGAAACGGACGTGGCCAACGACGACTGTACGGTTTTTTTCAAGGATGCGCTTCCATCCGGCGAAGAGACTGCCCTGGACGCCATCGTTGCAGCCCACAGCGGAGAACCGATTCCGGACCCACTCGCGCAGAAAAAAGACATCCAAGGCAACCTTCTCGTGGCTCAGGTCGTCCCCGTTGGCGGAGGGTTCCGCAAGGTCACCCACAATTTCTGCGACTCGTGCTCGTGGTGGCAAGAGAGCACTGAAGTGGTGGACGGGTCGACCACCTCCAGCGTATCCGAAACGGTTTACACGCTTGATAGCGGTGACAAAATGATCGATGTTCGGCACGGTCGTCTCACCTTTGAAGACGACCTTAATGAAAGTACCGTGGCGCCAAACGGCAACACGATGACGCATCTCGTGCCTGTTGTGAAGGTCGACGATGTGGCCCTTGAGCAAAGTAATGAGGACACTGATTCTGGAGATGACAGGTACGTCATCGATTACGAAAACGGCGTCATCACTTTCGCAGTGGCACGACAACCCAGTGAGGTCGTGACCGTTTCTTATCGCACTCCGGGGTCAAGCCTGTACACATTTCAACCCCCGGCGGGCAAAAAATGGAGTTTTGAGGATGCCGAAATTGATGCTTCCGAAGACGTGGACATGACGGAGGTGTTTCGAACTGCTCTTCACGGGAGCCACACGACCTTGACTGGAGGCAACGTTGTCGAGGTTGGATTTCGGGCCTACAAAAATTTCCATGACTTTCAGGCCGCTGCGCGTCGGTTCTGGGGGCCTCTTCCTTCGGGGTTTGGAGGCACGGGAGGAGTTTCTTCTCCCAAGTGGACGTTCGAATGGCAGTACGCGCGCTCGGATCTTTTTTACGCAACTCCAAATTATGTGGACAAAAACATTGCTCCTCAGAAGATCACCTTCAACCGTGCAGAGGGTCGAATCGTCGGCGACGTCCCCTACGGCGGCCACTTTCTCACCCTGACCTACTACGGCCAGGAGACCGACGAAGGAAACGGAAGCTAATTCCATGCCACAGACCACGTACAACTACGACCTCCAGATCGATTTCCCGAACCAGGCTGTCAATACAGATGTCCTGACCGCAGAGATCGAGGGGTCCTCCATCACCACGGCGCTCGTCGGTATTTCGGTGCTCAACGACGACGTGGACATCACTTTCGTTGACGCACTGAGTGGTGCTGATAAGACGACACTGGACGGTATCGTCGCCGCTCACCAGGGCGTTGCCTTCTCTGACACCGTGCAGAGAGTTTTTAGCGAGGCTGAGAGCACGACCACAGACACGAGTTACCAGGAGAAACTGACCCTCAGCACGGGACCGCTGCCAGAAGGGGACTACCTCATTTCGTGGTACTGCGAGATCGGGGTGGACACTCTGCTTGGTGGGTCGGGGGTTTTCGCGCAGGTCACCTATAACGGCACCGAGCGCGGTTTCACTTCGAGCAGCTCGGATTTTTACAGATCGTTTTCGGGCAGCGCGATCGTTCAGCTTTCGGCAGGGGATTCTCCCACCATCGCCATCAACTGGCGTCGCGTGGGTGCATCGAATACCGCAAAGATCCGTCGTGCACGTCTGCTGGTCGCCATGCAGGCGCCCGTGAACGGAGGACCGGGATGAGGGGCTCTATGATGTTGATCTCCTTGTTGGTTCTCGGAGGATGTCCTCCAAGCCCGGCACCGGAGCCAGACCCCAAGCCGCCCGAACAGGTCGAGGAAGAGAAGGCCGTCGAGAACGCGGTCATCACGACCGAGACGATGGCGGCGACGGTGAGACCCACGAACTGCGAGGCGACTCGCGTGCAGTGGGACCAGATTGACGACAGCTCGCTGCCGAAGGCCAAGGAGGCTGAGGTAGAGCGCACGCCGGATCAGGTCGCTCGGTACGACGCGGCCGTCAAGGAGGCGGCAAAGGTCATTCCCAACTGCCGCGGAGAGACGCAGTGCACGGGCGGTTGCCCGGACTGCGGCTGGGTGGACTGCATCGAGCACCTCATCGCGTGCCCCGCAGACGCACAGCGTTGCTGTGTGGCGGATGCTTGCATCTCTTCGCTGGACTGACATGCACGTCCCTGCCGGCTCTGGGTCCTGCCCAGGACCCAGAGCCTCGCAGGACACACGGTGAGAGGCCGAGCAGGTGGCAGAGAGACAGGAACAACCCGAGCAGTTACGCGAGGCCGATTTGTCGCTCGCCAAGCGAGCGTGGCAGCTCGTGTGGAATCGGAAGACCCCGCTCCTTGCCACGCTCGGCGTCGCGATCGTTTTCACGGTACGGGCGTTCACATGCAGCTACGAGGACCCCTATCCCGCGGGACTCGACTTTGAGTGGTATGGCGAACACTGTGGACCGGGCCACGGGAATCCCGACCGCGAGCCCGTCGACGAGCTCGATGAGGCGTGTCGTCGCCACGACGAGGTGTACCTGCGGGCGCAGGAGATTCACGAAATGGACACCTCCCGGTGACCGTACGGCGATCCAGGAGGGGCGTGCGGCCCGAGAGGTGTACAGGCGTCTTCTGCGACTTTCGTGGTGGTCTCGATAGGAGCTTTTCACGAATTCAGGCCGTGTCGGTGAAACCCCTATGACGTGTCCCTGAGTAGGCCCTGATTGGAGACCTGAACATGCCACTCCGTGAACCACAAACCTGGCAATTCCTCAGAGGTGACCTCGAGCCTCGGCGCGTGGAGTGGACCGATCTTCGCAACGACTTCGGTGGTGACCAGCTTAAACAGGCTCAGAGCATGGTTCTTCGCTATCTAGAGAACCTTCCTGCGGAGAAAACGGTCAATCTGCAAACGATGAGCGAAGACATCAGCCGCCATTACCCCTTTCACAACGAAGGGGTGGAGTTTTTTCAGGAGGCGGTGGACGCGCTGAAACGAGCTGGCTGGGTCAAGAGCGTTGGGGATGAACTCGAGCTGAATAAAGTGGCGCGTGTGACGGCTCGCTACCTGATGGCGAGCATTCAACGGTCTCGGTAGCGCCTCTATAGGGCTTCCTTTACCAGGAGCGTTATCCATGCCGTCGTCCTCTGGTTCCAGCGGTGCGTCGAAAGATGCAACCTCGAAAATCCTCGACATCGTCCTGAAGGTTCTTTCTGGGCTTGTCATTCCGTTGATCATTTGGGGTGTCAAGCTGGAAGTGAACAACGCGATTCAGGATGAGCGCATCACCGAGCTCCAAGAGGATCTGGACAAACTTGCCGATGTGACGGACACGGTTCAGAAGAACACGCTGACACTTGTACGGCTCGAAGGCAAGCTCGACAATGTGGATGAAAAGATCGATGAGGTCAAGAAGCTACTCCGCGATCGTCCACAGTAGCCTCCTGCTGTTCTCGATCTCCTGTCTCTCGCAGAGCCCCAAAGAAGATGGTGCGGCGTTGCCGGATCGTTTTGTGGTTTTGGTTGAAGAGGATCTTCAAAAAAACGACGAGAAACACGTAGAAGTCCAGAGTTTCGAAACCGGGTCATCGGAAGCCGAGGCCGTTAATGACGGCGAAGAAGAAGAGGGTGAGGGAGAAGGGGTCGAGGGCACCGGAGGGGAAGATCCGGTTTCGGAAAAGGCTGGTGGAGGTGTGTCCTCCAAGAAGAGATGCCCTTTCGGATCGATGGTTTTCGAAGGGAAGTGCCACGATAAGCAAAAGGTCAAGGAGATCGTCGAAGAGCGCGAGAAAAATGCTCTGGTCAAAGTCAAAAAAGCTAAGCCAGAAGAAACTGCGGACGCTGCCCGTGAGCTTCTCGAGCAGCAGATCGTTCAGATCGACAAGGCCGAAGACGATCTCGACGAGATCATCGAGCAGCTTAGGGAAGAGAAAAATCTTCGGGATGCCCAGGCTGTGCTTCCTGAAGACAGTGAGGAGACCAGGAACCCAAAGGAGGAGATGTGATGAGCTCTCTGAAAGAAGGGGCGGTCACCAAGGGTCTTCGAGTTTACGAGTACACGGACCAGGACGGAAATGTGTTCTGGTCTTTCGAGAAATTCCCCAGTGTGGTCAAGCACGCCCGGACTCTCACCCTGGCAGACCGTGTGGGGACACATTTCGACAATTTCCTTTCGGAGCTACGAGCTCATCGCCGAATCCTCATTGAAGATGAAAAGGCCAAGTCCCAGGGGCGTGGGTAGAGTGCCATCGTGCCGGAGGCTCAAATGGATACCGAACAGAACACTTCCAACATCGACACTGATCCCGAGACCTCGGAGACCCCCGAGACCTCGGATACTCCCCCTGCCCCTGAAGCTGAGGCTCAGGCCCAGATCCCGGGTGAAATCGGCAAGTTGACCCCCGAGGAGCAACAGGCTCTGATGGGGATCCGTCAAGAATCTCAACAGCTCCTCGCCAAGGTCGGAGAGCATGAGGTACTCAAGATGCGCATCTTGGCGAAGCTCGACGAGCTCGACGAGAGGGGACAGAGCTACATCAACGCGGTCTCCAAGCGTCTGGGCTTGGAGGAGGGTGAGCAGTGGGTCGCGTTGCAAAACGGAACCATTCGACTGGTCAAACCTCGTGATGGAGGTCAAGATCAAGGAGGCGCTCCAGCGTCTTCTTGAAAGCAGGTAAGGCATGACGTGCATCAACAAGGGTGAAGAGCCGTGGGTACAGAAACCAGATCCGTTGGAGCCGGTTTCGTGCGTGACCCCGGAACCCACCCCGACGCCGCCATGCCCTGATCCGCCCCCAAGCCCGGGGCCTTTTGGCCCCGGGTGTCCCGGTTGGGAGGTGGGGCCGAACGACTGCCCGGCTCCACCGATCAATAGTGAAGTCGTGAGTCCGCTTTTTTCGGGCACACTTGATCTCCGTTGGGATAACCCGGCCATTCTTGCCAAGAACAGCAAATTCACCGTTCTGGGCGTTAACATCTACCGGAGCACTTCTTCGGAGCGTGGTCCCTACGAGCGTTTGAATATCGCTCCCGTTGGGGGCACTTTCTACCGGGACTTTACGGACAACGCCTACGTCGACAGCGAGGTTGTCGATTGGGAGACGAGCTGGCTTTCCCGAGGAGAAGAGGCCAATCAGCGGAAGTGGGTGTTTCGTACCCAGAAGTTCCCGATTGTAAAAAACTCGGGTCAAGTCATGGCAGCGGACAGCCCAATGGATGTTCAGCTTGTCATCGACAACCAGATCGTGCCGGTTCATGCCGTGTTCGGACCTACGGGCGAGATCACACTCATCAACGTTCGCGGATACAACTTCGCTACGGAGCGTTGGATCGAACCTACGTTGCCAACCGGGCCCGAAACGGCGGTGTCGATCAGCTATCGCTACAACACGAACGCGATCAAAACCGACCTCGACAAAAAGACCTGGTATCGGATCACCACGGTGGCTCAGGACCCGACGTCCCCTACAGGGTTTCGAGAGACCCCTCTTGAGTTCACTGAGCCAATTACTTACCGCGCTGTCGAACGCATCGACTACATCTGGCGTGAAGCGATGCGCCGCAACAACTGGGTGCTCGAGCAGGGTGGAGAACGGGCCAAGGTCTTCATCAAAAAGACGAGCGGAGTTCAGTGCTTTTGTGGTCGAGACCCTCGCACTATCGAGTACAACCAGCAGCCGGATTCCCGGTGCTTGGACTGTTTCGGAACGGGGTTTGTTGGTGGGTATGAGGGCCCATACGACATAATCATCGCGCCCGACGATGCTGACCGTGCGGTCAAGCAGACTCCTAATGGTCGCTATCTCGACCACACGCAGGATGTGTGGACAGGGCCAAGTCCTCTTCTTACCATGCGTGATTTCATCGTGAAGCAGACCAACGAGCGGTACTCGATCGGCCCTGTCCGCAAGCCGAGCAACCGTGGCAACATCATGCAGCAGCACTTCACGATCAAGTACCTGGAGGAGAATGACATCCGGTACAAGATCCCGTTGTTTGATACCACGGAGCTCTGTTGGCCTGAATGCCGAGGGCGCCCTGCCGTTGTGCAAGGAGGAGGTTGGGAAACCGAGTACCCGCCCGAGGGCCCCTACCCTGTGGGCGCGGACTATCAGCAGACTCCCATGCAGACCGAGAAGGACAACATCCCTGACGAGCGCGAACAAAGAGGCCGTACGCCAGTGTGGTCTAATCTGACGTACGCTTTGCTGCCGCTCTCGGTGTGGTTGGGGGATGCCCTCTCCTCTTTTCCTGGGCTCGTGTGAAGTCTGCGGTCACTGTAATGGCCGAAATTCGAATCAAGCGTACTGCTGGAAAGACCTGGGCATCGGCTCAGAGTGAGGATTTCGTTACCCCCGATTTTCTGGAAGAGGTCGGAAAGCTCCTTTTAGAAAGCATCATCTTCGAGGCCGGGAAAGATTTCGCTAAGCAGGGGAATCGACCAACAGATCGAGGAATGCCGGAGGGGATTCCAGGCTCGGTCAGGTTTTTCGATTCCTTTCACTACAAGACCGATCCCTCAAAAGGACGCGTGGAGATTTACTCGACGTGGACTCAACAGGCCGGAGTTTCACGTGTGCCGATGAAGGGGCCGGACGGTACAGTGTTGATCAGGAGCACCCCGAGTAGCGCGGAAGGTGCTTGGATCCATCCGGGATTCAAGAAGCACACCTTCGTGCGTCGCGGATACGAGAAGGCCAGGCGCAAGATGGTGAAACTGTTGGAAAAGCAGGTCGTGAAGGTGCTCAAGGGGATGCCCATTGCATGATCGAGGCCCAGATCACTGTTTGCCATCCTTGTGACCTCCCCGATCTGGGGCTGGAGGGGTTGAAGCGTGGTCAGGAAATTTGGGTTTCTGATGCCCAGGCTCGCTCCTCAAAGGATGTGCAACGGGAGCAAGCCAAGGGCAACATCCGCGTGAATCGAAAAAGCCGACGGCCGAACCAAAACCCCAGGCGCCCCGCTCCTCCTTTTGTGGCTCACAGCCGTCCCCAAAGTCACAAAGGGACAAAGGAGCCGGACCAGAAGATCATCGAGAAAACCATCGAGAAAACCATCGTCCAGGAAGTCGACACCGAGAAACTCAAAGCCGAGCTCCTGGGTGATCTTCTTCCCGGGCTGCGCTCTGCCATTGCGGAGGAGGTAGGCAAAGTGGCCTCTCAGGCACCGCCTGAAGCTCCCCAGGCCGCCCCAGCGCCCGCGGCCTCCTTGGACCCTGCGCAGCTCGAGGGCGTCTTGGAGAGCGTCCTACGGCGCGTAGGACTCCCGACGGGGGGCGCCGTATCTCCGGAAGGCCGAACCCGTAAGAGTTCCGGGCCCGAAGAGCCCGTTTTCATCCCGGACAAGATCGTTGCGAAAGACCGCAAGGCCAAAATTGACGTGAAGCAGAAGGCCAGCGAAGGCGGCGAGGAGCTCGATGATGCACAGGCTGCACTTCGTGCACTGCGAGGCAAGAAGCGCGGTAGAAAGAATAGGAACGAGGAGAACAAATCATGAGCGATAGTGAAAATCCAGTGCTCGGAGTTGGGCTCGACATGGGCACCATGAATATTGTCGCTGCCCGGCGTACCAGGGAAGGCGTCATCACGAACCGCATTCGTGATGCTTTCCTTGATCTGCCGTCGGAACACCGCAAGATGCTCAAGCTTTCCGGTGTCAACTACGTGACAACCGAGGATGGCCTAGTTATCGTGGGCGATGCGGCCTATGACATGGCCAACATGTTCAGCCGGGAAGTTCGGCGTCCTCTTCAGTCGGGACTCATCTCGGCAGGGGAAATCGACGCCCTCGAGATCCTTGGTATCCTCGTCAAGCACGTGCTGGGTGAGCCGAAGGCCGAAAACGAGGTCTGCTACTTTTCAGTGCCGGCCGCCCCTGTCGACGACCCGGACCGAGATGTGGTCTATCACCAAGGTGTTCTTGAGCGCATTGTTACCGAATGCGGCTACAAGGCGTACCCAAGTAACGAGGCGCTGGCCATCATCTATTCCGAATGTGCGAAGGATGGGTTCTCCGGCATCGGGATGAGCTTCGGGAGCGGGATGACGAACGTCGCACTTGCAATGGGCACCATCGAAGGGTTGAGTTTTTCGGTTGCCAGGGGCGGTGATTGGTTAGACCACGGTGCTGCGAAGTCCACGGGTTCGACACAGGCCCGCATGTGTACGCTCAAGGAAAAGGGGCTCAACCTCATGCACCCGCAGAGTCGGGAAGAGGAAGCTCTGGTCGTCTACTACAAAAGTCTGATCGAATACGCGATCGACAATGTGGCGAGCGAGTTCAAAAAGATCCAGGGCAAGTTCGCGTTGCCTAAGCCGATCCCCATCGTCGTCAGCGGCGGCACGTCCAAGGCCGGCGGCTTCCTTGAGTTCTTCACCCAGGTCTTCGAGGACAAACGTAAAAAATTCCCCATCGAGATCAGCGAAATCCGGGCGGCCCGGGAACCTCTGGACGCTGTTGCGCGCGGGCTTCTCGTCCAAGCGATGCAGGAATACGTCGACGACGACGAAGATTAGCGGTTTTCTGTCTATCACGAAACCTCCTGTGAGACCCCACAGGAAGCTTTGTGCTGTGTTTGGCAACACCCAGGCTGGCAGGAGTATGACCTAAATGTACTACTTCTTAACCCAGCAGATCCAACGAGTGTTCATCGAAGAGCTCCGAAACTATTGGAGCTACCACCCGAAGTACCGAGACCTCGTTGGGCACATCCAGGGGAAGTATTCGTTCCGCGAGCGCCCCCAATTCGGCATCATCCTGAAAAATAGCGCGGGTAATCAAGCTCAGCTCGCTGCCGACAACTTCCAAGGACACGTCCACAGCTACGTCTATCTGGCGAATGTCGAAGGCAAGCCTGGTTTGTCCATCGAATGGGTGAAGGAAAATAGCGTTCTCATTCAGAACAACGGCGGCCTGTTCCCTTCGGCCCCCGGCATCTACTACATCGACTTCTGCGATGCGAATGGGAACCCCACAGACAAAGCGTTTTTCGTGGACCCGTTGCTCGAGGTCTTGGATGAGACGGTCCTTCAGATCAACGACACGCAGTATCAGGTTCAGCATCCGGGGTTCTTGGCTGGGACACTTCGCCTGTATCGGATGCCGGGGAACATCCAGTTGTACGAGGATGTGAACTACACCGTCAACGTCGAGACAGGGGAAATCGATCTCATCGATTCGCCTCTCAGCGACGACGACTTCTTGTCGGCCGACTACAAGGTCCCCGGCGAATCGACGGGTCCTTGGAAGGTGCAAGAGAATCGGGCCCTCACTGAACCCCTTCCTGGGGCGGTGTTGGCTTTTGGTCGACGGATCACGCCAGGAGATCGGCTCGCGGTAGTCGTCCAAGAGAAGCGTCAAATTTCCGCTCTCGAATTTGGAGGGCGCTGGGATTTGACGTTGGACATAGATGTCGTTGCTCGAGACCCCTTGGCACAACGTGAAATTCTGGATCAGACCGCCCTTTATCTGTGGGCGACGGCTCGGCCCCGTCTTTCGAGTGCTGGCATCGAAATCCTGTCGGTCAGCATGGGAGGCGAGACCGAGGAGATCTACGACGAAAACGCCGATGACTGGTTCTACAACGCCAGTTTCAGCCTCCAACTCCAGACCGACTGGAGCATCCACGTGCCGCTAGGGATTTGCATTCGGAGCGTGGAGCCTGGAGGTGGGCCTCCTATTGTGCCAGGGACCGCGCCGCTTACTCCGCCTTTCATCGAGCAGATCGCGGGCTTGTCCGACGAAGAGATCGCTCAGATTCAGGACAACATCAAGGCTTTGGCCAACTTGGGGCTCACTCAAACCTTCGATCCATGGTTTGCGGGGAAGGGCGGTCTTCCCGGCGTGAAGGGCACCGGACCGATGCTTCGTTAGCCATCCTATACGCGCGCCCTAATAGACGGAGCACGCGCGTTTGCCGATTTTCAAGTACCACTGCCCAGACTGCGGTTTGCAGTTCAGTGCTATGCAGTCAAAGGCGGCTGCAAAGGGGACGCTTCCGTGTAAGAAGTGCGGAGAAACTGCGTCTCGGCAGCTTTCGGCGCCCAGCTTCAGGTTTGGGCACCGCCCTGATGCCCCCGCTCCTCAGAACACGGGAGCGAGCTCGGTCGATCACGATGTCGATGTGGTGATTGGCCGAAGCGCACAGGCTCACCTTCGAGAATTCCAGGCACGAGCCGATCACAAGCGGCGCGTGATTGCCGCAAACCAGACTACTGGCGACCACCTCTCCCGTCTCGACGACGGTGACTACTTCGTGATGACGGAGAAGGAGAGGGTCGCTTCCAAGAAGGCGCGCCTTCAACACCAGGAGGCCATGAAGCGCATCAACCAGTACCGGAAAGAGCGCCGAGCCTATGGCTCGCAGGCGGAAAATTACCGCGCGCTCTCCGGTGTTCACGAGATTCCAGACGAGGCTGCTTCGTAAGAGTGGTCGCTACACCCGGGCCTCTTCGAAGACACCCAGATTGAACCAAACAGACACGACAGATTGAGACGCATCCCTGCGAAAGCAGGATTTCCTCCCTTCGGGGACGGCCAAATGGAAACCGACAAACGGACGTGAACCAAAGCAGATGTGTATTCCAGCGTTCTTTCGAGCGCACTCAGCGACTGCAACCAGGGCTTAAAAGCTCCACAGGAGAGATCTGCCCTGACGAATCCGACGAGGTAGCCCAAAATGGCATCTTTCCCCGGCAACATTTACGCACCCCCAGACGTCTACACGCGCACACTGTTCGAGAGCCCGGTCTCCGCCGTGCTGGCGGGTGTTCGCATTCCCGTCTACATCGGGACAGGCAATGAACTTCTCCAACAGCAGGACCTGGAGGTCATCCGTGGCTCCTCGAGCTCCGTGGATCAGCAGGTCCCACAGGAGGATGAGACGGGCCGCTCGGTCGTACAGATCACGCAGACCGGCGAAGTCATCCTTGGTGACTTCAACGGTGATCGTCGTCGTATCCAGGTGCGCAACTTTCCCATCACCAACGGTGATGGGAGCGGCACCATCGCTACGGATCCCAGTACGATTTTCGTGACGATCAACGGAGTCCCCGACGTGGTGCTATCCGTGGCTCGCGCCGATATCGGCGTCATCGAGCTCAGCACTGCTCCTGAGTTGGGTGACGATGTCCGCGTCACGTACTTTTTCAAGCGCACCGACACCCAGATCACCGACGATCTGTCTAATCAAGCCACGCCTGAAGCCGCCATCCTGAATGGCGCGATTGGCAACCAGTACGAGTTCACTTCGGACACCAACGAGTTCGTTGTGACCGTGGATCAGGACGTTTCGCAGACCAGCCAACAGGTGGTCAACGTCACACTTCCTACTGGAAGCGTCACTGCTGCAACCGTCGTGTCTCTGATCAACGGTGCTGCTGCCGGCACTTCGCTGGTCGCTTCGACCTATACGAACAACTTCGGGCTGACCGCAGTTCGGCTCGTTGCCGATCGTGATCTCCTCATCGGCGATGGCTCGGCCAACGTCGTCCTCGGGTTCACGGAAGGCCAGAATACCAGCCGCAACCGCACCTTTTTCACGTACAACGGTCCGATCGTGGACGGTACGAACGGCGGCATTACGACCACCGACACCTCCAAGGTGACTGTCCGGGTGGATGGGGTGCAGGTGCTTCCGACCGAGGTCGACGGTCAAAACCGTGCGATTTCGTTGCCCTTTGCTCCCCAGGCGGGTGCCGAGGTCACGGTCCAGTACTTCTTCAATACGTGGCAAGATACCTTCGACTACTTGGCGAATATCAACGTCACGGAAGTTATCCGTTGCGGCATCGTTCCGCTCAACAACGACTTCATCGAGGATGCAGACTTCATTCTCAAGGACGATCTGGTTGTTTGGGGCACCGCCTTCCTGATTACTCCGGGACTCACTACTCCCGGAGCCCCGGAGTTGGGCCCCAGCCAGATCAGTGGGCTGTTGATCGACAACCGGTGGTTCTTGGCTCCCACAGAGGTGGTGGTCGACGACTCGGTGAATCCTCCAGTCGAGGACCGCACCAAGTTCACACTTCCGGTTCAGCCCACTACAGGCAACGGGCGCGACACTCCGCTCGGTACCGATACGTTCCTGACCATCAGCAACAATCGGCGCGACCTGCCTACGAACAACCCCAATCTCGTTCGTGCCTACTGGGGTTTCGGGATCCAGGATGCTCTTCAACGCGGCCCCGTGGCTGTCACCGAGGTGAACGGAACCGAGATCACACTCGAGGATCCGGTGCCTGTTGGAGCCGGTGTCTGGGCAACCTTCTGGTACAACATCATCGTCGATGAGGAGTACACGGTTCAGGTTGAGACCAGCGGTCCCTCCGGGATCGGAACCTACTTCCTGTTCGACAGCGACGGCAACCCGATCTTCACCCCGAAGTTTGGGTCGAAGGGGCCGGCTCTCACTGGCGTGACGATCCAATTCCCTTCCGGATCGGAAATCACTCCCGATGTGCACTTCGAGGGAGGCACCCAGGGTCCCGTGGAGGAGACGGTTACGGTCCAGTTCTCGGACAAGGATTCCACGATCGCGAAATACACGGTTCCTGGTTCGGGGCCGTACTTCTTCGTAGAAGGCGAGTCGGATCGAGCTCGATTCATGATCGACAGCTCCCCACTGTCTGGGGGTGCTGCGGGTATTGATCTCTCGGCACCTCATGGAATCGCTGGCCTCGGGTTCAACGCATCGCTTCTCAGCGACGAGATCCAGTACACCGATGATTCGGGCAAGACTACCTACGACGTCTTGTCGGGCCTGAACGACAACATTTCGTTCACGGTCGACAATGTTGTCGTCACGGTCGACGTGCCTGCTCAGACGGGCGTGGATGCGGATGCCTATGTCGAGGCCATCAATGCCGAGGTCAAACTCAGCGACAACGCCCCGTACTACGATGGCGTGACTCGGTTCCTGGGAGCTACGGTCATCACGGCTGGGGAATACGACAGCTTGGCGTTCAACTACACCGGCATCACGAACGGGTCCACGGGCCCTGTGACGGCCACGGTTGCTCCGGGAACCTACACTTCCCCGAATGCGCTGGCGGCTGCCGTCAACACGGCTCTCGATACGGCCATTGCGGCTCTTCCGGCCGCTTTCGACGGTGTCGATGTCGAGTGCACGGCGAATGCGGACGGGCAAATGCGGTTCACCTTCACGGGAGCCGATACCGACCTGGGTACCTTTGCCACCGGCACTGTGACCAACGTCGGGTCCGTTCTCGGTGACACCATCGAGATCGGCGGCATCACCCTGACCGGCTCTCTCGGCGTCACCCCTGGTGGATTGGACTACGATACCGGACAGGCTCGAGCCACGATCATGACCTCCGGTGTGCAGCCTGGGGACACGGTCACCATCGACACCACGGCTGTGGGCGGTGGTCCTGTCGTTTTGACGGCATCTGGAGCTCAGACTCCGGGTGGTCTGAACTTCAACGAAGGCACCCAGGCCACGGGCACTCTCACCGTGGTGGGCCCCATCCCCGGTGACACCGTCACTGTCGACGGAATCACTCTGACCGCTTCGGGATCTCAGACCCCGGGTGGTCTCGATTTCGACGAAGGTACTCGTTCTTCCGGCACGGCCATGCTCAGTGGCGTGCAGTATGGGGATACGATCACCATCGACACTTCGGTAGTCGGCGGTGGTCCTGTCACCCTGACGGCGAGCAATACGCTCACCCCGGGGGGCATGGACTTCAACGTGGGTCAGGCTGCCATCGCCGATTTCATGGTGATGGGGGTTCGACCGGCCACTACGGCGCCCTTCCCTGCCGTGCCCGCTGACACGGTTACCATCAACGGCAATGTTCTGACGCCGGTGGAGGGAGCCAGGACTCCTGGTGCGGATGACTTCGATGCTGGGACCCGGTCCATTGGGATGCTCACGGTGGTGGCCGACTCGCTTAGCCCGAGCACGGGGGTTCTCTACGGCGACACGATCACCATCGGAGGTATTGCGCTCACCGCAGACTCCGTGACTACTCCGGGCGGTCTGAACTTCGACGCCGGAACCCAGGCCACGGATACGCTGACCGTAACGGCAGCTCCCTCCAGCGCCACGATCACGATCGACAGTGGCGGTGCCAATGGCGGTCCTTTCCCGCTGGCACCGGCTGGTGGTCCCCGCACCCCGGGTGCAAACGACTACGACGAAACGCTGGGAACTACAGCGGCCATTGCGGCTGAAATTGCCGCGGCCCTCAACGATCCGGCGAATGCCTTTGCCACGTTCATGTCCGCGGCGGTTGGCCCCGGCCCGAGTGACGTGACCCTGACCTGGACGGTCCCGGGCTCGTTCGCCAACGTCGTGACCAACATGAGCTCGGACGGCACCGTCACCACGGCGGGCGGCTTTGGAGCCACCGTGGCCGGCGTGGGTGATGAGATCACGACTGCCACGGCCATTGTCTCGGCAGTCCTCGATCCATTGAACGGGCTCTCTGGCCTTGTGCAGGCTCACAACACGGCTGGCACTTCGGCCACGGTGGACCTCCAGGCCCTGACGCCCGGTCTTGCCGGGGATTCGATCAGCACCGTCTCCACCGCGCCGGCTCGTCTCACCTTTGGCGGGGCTACTTTGTCGGGAGGTGCGGGAGACAACGATTCCGCGGCTACGGACGCTGCGGCGGCGATCAACGATGCTGCCAACTCGTTCGACGGGGATGTCACCGCGGTTGCAGTGGGCAGCACTGTCAACATGACGGCTGTGACTCCGGGGGCGGTGGGCAACCTCCTTACCCTCAGCACCACCGCTGCGGGACGTTTCGTTCTGTCGGGTGGGTTGTTCACAGGTGGGATTGGTGACGACATTTCGGCGGCTACGAGCCTGGTGGCGGCTATTTCTGACGCGGCCAACGGACTCACTGATGTAGTCGCGGACAATGCCAGCGGGACCTCCGACACGGTCACGATCGAGTCGTTCACTCCCGGCGTTGTGGGCGATGGCATTGGCTTGATGGAGTCCACGGGCGCCGCCCGCATTACCCTCTCAGGAGCCACTCTGCTGGGTGGTGTGGGTACCGATACCACCGTTGCAGCCTCCATCACGGCGGCCATCAACGATGCTGGTAACGGTATCTCCGTCACCGTGAGTGGCTCCTCCGTGGGCAACGTGGTCACCATGACCGCAGTCACCCCCGGAAACGCGGGCAATATCATCGACACGACGAGCTCGAGTGCGAGCCGCCTGATCATGTCCAACCTCACCCTTCAGGGTGGTGTGGGCACCGATCTGACGGTGGCGAGCTCCTTGGCAGCGGCCATCAACGACTTGGGCAACGGCCTTGCGGCTGACGTCTCCGCCGACAACGATAGCGGCACCTCTTCGACCGTTACGGTCTGGGCCGACGTGCCCGGTGTAGCTGGAAACGGCATCACCTTGGCGAGCTCGGATCCTGTGCGACTTCCTGTTTCGGGAGCCGTGTTTGGAGGAGGACTCACCGATGTTGGGGTGGCTACTACCATCGTCACGGCCATCACGGATCCGCTCAATGGTCTGGACACCATCGTGACGGCCGACAACAGCTCAGGGACCTCTTCCACGGTCGACATCACTGCGGCGGACCCCGGGCCACAGGGCAACTTCATCACGCTGTCTTCCAGCGATGCCCTTCGTCTACCCGTGTCTGCGGCCACGCTTACGGGCGGCTCAGGGCTCGGGGGTGGTGTGTTCGAGTTCCTCGACGCAGCCTCCTTTGGCGAGGACTTCGCGGTCTTGGCGGGTATCAGCACCGATGCGCTTCCCAGCCAGGAGCAGACCAAGATCATCGATGGCGATGTGGTGCGCCGGTTCTCGGTGGCGGGCACCAGTGGCCGGCTGATCTACGACCGTCTCATCATGCGTAACCGCATCACGCCGGGATCCGGTTCGCTTCGTCCCGAGAGCCAGGTGGCCCAAACCAACCTGGTCATCCAGGGTACGAACGCGTCCGATGAGACCGGTCTTCCCTCCGGCTTCTTCGGTGAAGCTGGAGTGGGTGCGGTCATTCAACCGGCTTCGCTCTTCGGAGAGGTTGGATTCGCCGACGGGCAGGTGCCCTCTGGCACCTTCACGGATGACCGTGATGGTCAGCCCCAGGTCGTGTTCTTTGGGCCGAATGGTGTGAATCCGCAGAACAACGTATTCAAGTTCAACATTGACGGGACCCCGGTCACCGTCGTGTTCACGGATGCGTCCGGGGTCGCGATCCCGTCTGCTGGCCAGGCCACGGTTCCGCTGGGTCCTGTCACGGTGCCCAACACGATTCTCGAGCAGATTCGGTCTGCGGCCGTCGGCGCCGGTTTGGCTGCCGATCAGGTTGTGCCTGAAGGTGCGGGCATCCGTTTGGTGTCGGCCCTGAGCAACATCAACTCGGCGGTCACCATCGACAACGGTAATGCCAACGATTCCTTGGGATTCTCTGAGGGAGCGACTTCGACGCGCACCAGCGTCCAGCCCGAAAAGGTCGCATCGTCCTTGATGATGCACCACAGCTCGAGCATCAACGGTGTTCTGTTGGATTACCAGTCCCCGGACTCCTCTTTCTTCGCGGACCAGGCTCTGGCCGCCAAGGAAGTGAGCTCCACCAACGCGGAATTCCTGTTCATCGAATCGCAGGCCAACAACATCGTGGGTCTGGGAGCCTCCTCGAACATCACGTTCTTGGATGCGGCCACCGATTCGTGGCTTCGTACTGGAACGGGCCTCCAAGTCCAAAGCGGGGATGGAGCATCCGGCGAGACCGGTTTCCAGGGGTTCTATGTCACGAGCTCGGATCCCATCGACGGATCGGGTACGGCCAACACCTCCTGTCTCAACAATGGCGTGGGCCAGGACGGTGTGATCGGTCAGACCTACCGCGATGAGGTCACAGGATTGGTCTTCACCATCCTTCCGCGTGAAGGCGGGGCAGACTATCCGATCGGAGCTGGAGCGTTCTTCACCTTCCAGGTGCGCAAGCTCGTGACTACGGATGCCAATGTGCCTGTGAATTCCATCCCGGGTCTCGAGCTCAGAGTGGCCAACACCGAAGGATCGACCATTCCGACGGGAGACACGGCTATCGTGGAGACCTTCGATCGTGGAGGTCAGGAACCGGCGGTGGGTGATAGCTACTACATCACCTACAACTACACGAAGACGGCGGCCGATTTCGAGACGATGCTCTACACCAACCAACGGGCGGTGGAGCGCAACTACGGCGAGATCAACCCGGACAACCCGGTGTCGATGGCTGCTTTCCTCTCGTTCCTGAACGGTGCAGTTGTCCTCGGCGTCAAGCAGGTGCCGAAGATCCCTGGTAGCAACCAAGCCAGCACGCCGAACTACATCGACGCGCTCAATGAGTTGCGCGGACCGCTTCCGGGCGGTTCGATCCTGGATACCATCACGCCGCTCAAGGGTGATGACGTGGACCTGTTCCTGTCGCTCTCGAACCACTGCGACATTCAGTCCAGTATCCGATTCCGTTCGGAGCGGACGGGTCTCATCGGTGTCGCCTCTGGGACTCAGCCGACGGATGTGGGTGGGATCGCCCAACAGATCCAGAACACCCGTATCCGCATGGTGTACCCGGATATCGTGACGCTGACCATCCAGGATGCTCTCGGCAACGACAAGCAGTTCCTGGTGGACGGCACCTTCTTGGCTTCGGCCATGGCGGGTAACCGGGCCAGCCCGAATATCGACGTGGCTACCCCGTGGACGCGGGCACGCATCGTTGGGTTCGATCAGCTTGCTCGAACGCTCGATGCGGTGGAGCAGAACCAGATCGCAGTCCAGGGTGTCACCATCATGGATCAGCGTGGCACCGTGATCCGGGTCCGTCAGGGCCTGACCACGGACGTAACGAACATCCTGACCAAGCTCCCGACCGTGATCACCATCGCGGACGAGGTGCAACGGTCGGCACGTCGGGACCTCGATCGCTTCATCGGCATCAAGTTCTTGCCTGGTGTTCTGAGCCAGATCGAAGGTCAGCTCACGACCACGTTGAAGGCGCTCAAGAACGCGGAGATCATCACCGCGTTCACGGGAGTCCAGGCACGTACCACCAACGATCCGACGATCGTCGAGGTGGAGGCGTTCTATCAGCCGGTTTTCCCGCTTCTCTACATCGTCATCACCTTCAACGTGCGCTCGAATTTGGGCACGTAACTCCCAGCAGAGGACATCTAAAGGAGGTGCCCGTTTTGGCGGGCACCTCCTTTACTTTATTTTGGTAGGTTGACTGGCTGTTCCTGCCGAAGTAGTCTCTGCGGGATGACTTCCGATGTGCGGGAACGGGCACTCAAGATGTTCAAGGAGGGTGTTCGTCTCGTAGAGGCTGCCAAGCAACTTCAAGTTTCACGTTCTCAGGTTCGAGAGTGGTGGGTGAAGGAGCACGGGGAGAGCGGGGTACGGCTTCGAGGCAAAAAGGCCCGGTCGGGCAATAGGAGCCGGCTCAAGGGGAGCGCCTTGGAAAAAGCACAAGCTCGAGCCAAAGAGCTGTTTTACGGGGAGGAGTCTCTCAAGTCCGTAGCTTCCCAGGTGGGGGTTCATTTCACCGTTGTTCGTCGATGGTGGAAAGAGGAGCACGGTGAAGAAGGATTCAACAAACGAAGTCGAGAGCTTCAACGGAAAAAAGCGACTGCTTCGAACATCACCAAGACGGGCAAAGCTCGTCGGACTCAGCAGACACAAGCGGTGTGCGAGAAATGCGAAGCCAAGTTCACTTTGAGTCGGGGCTCCAAGGCGAAACGAAAGACTTACCTGTGTCCCGCGTGCGCTTCGATCAAGAGGAACCCGATGGAGTGTCCGGTTTGTGGTTTGGTTTGTGAAGGTCAGCGAGGGTTGTCGAGCCATTTTCGACATCAAGCCGAAGATGAAAAGCACGCCAAACACAAGGCCCAGAAACTTCTTACGAAGTTTGAAGGGATGGAGGAAGGCACCGAATACGTTCGGTGTCGTGTCTGTGGCTTCGAGGCCAAGTCCCTTTCAAGCCATATCCGAACCCACGACTTGACCTGGGCGGAGTACGCCCGGAAGTATCCCGGCTCCAGTTTGTGGTCGGATGACACTTACGAGTTTCGGAATCGAAGAATACGAGAGACTCATCATCGTCTCGGGCTCGACCACGCCCACTTGGCCCCGTACTTGGATGACAACGGAGATTTAGTGGTGTTGGCGGCAGCCAAGGGACTTAAGGTTTCTCAAGAATCCGTTCGGACCTACGCCAAACTTCTCGGCATTCCGACACGGAACCGGCTGGCCGCTCAGCGAAAAGCTTTGGAAGTTGTTTCCAAGATTCTGGGAGAGCGTTACCAGTGGGAGTGGTCCCACGACGAGATTCGAAACCCGGAGACAGGTTTTCGGGTTTATTACGATGGGTATTTTCGTCGCCACAACCTGCTCGTTGAGTACCACGGTCCTCAGCATTTTCAGTTTGTTCCACGCTGGCACCGAACCCCTGAAGGGTTTGAACGGCAGCAAGAGATGGATCGGTTCAAAGCCCAAAAGGCTCAAGAGCTCGGCCTGGGTTTGGTGGTGATTCCGTACACGGAGCCGCTCACGGAGGACCACGTTCGAGGGCTGATCGAACAACGTGGGGATTATTTGCAGCAGCAGGCACAGATGCGTGAGAAGGCCAAAGAGGTGCTTGAGGATCTTCGATCAAGGTCTTTCCCGTACCTGCAAAAACCCACTCCAGAAGAAGCCACACAGGTGCTTCACAAGCTGTCTCGGATACGTCAGCGACTGGATCAGGGGATCATCCTTCCACGGTCATACACGGGGAACAAGTTGTGTCGTCGGTATTTCCCAAACATCTACACGGCACGGCGCAAAGGACATCCTTCGGCCGTGGAGTGTTGGGAAGATGACCGTGAATTGGAAAAGGCGATCTTCACCCAGATGGCTGCGGGGCATCCCACAAGTCCCGAACGTGTGCTCAAGGCTTTGACTTTCCATCATCGTCTTCCAGCGGTGTTTCGGCCAGCGTTCGCTCGGTTCTTGTGTGAGAGGTACTGCCGCCGAGGCGCTTTGGTGTGGGATCCTTGCTCTGGTTACGGTGGGCGCTTGTTGGGAGCTGCGGCAGCGGGGGTTCGATACATTGGTACCGATATCGAGCCGGAAACGGTTCATGGCAACAAGGCTCTAGCTCGGGATTTGGGGTACAAGGCAGACGTGCGTCTCGTGTCGGCGTTGGATGCTGAGATCCCACCCGTTGAATTCGTTTTTACGTCACCTCCTTACTTCGACGTTGAGCAGTACTCCGATCGGGAAGGCCAGCCCCACATCTCGTATGACAATCGCTCCGACTGGGTTCGCAAATTTCTGGTCCCGTTAGTCAGGAAAAGTGCAGAAGTTTTGACGAAGGGGGGCCATTTTGCAGTGGTGCTCCCCGACGACCTTCACCCGGAAGTGGAAAGATCGGCGCCTCAGTTTGAGTTGAAGTTTGTCGAAGAGGTGGGCTTCGAGCTTCCTAACGGAAAAGTGTCTCGGGCGGTGGTTTACCGAAAATAGGATCTTGGGCGCGCTTTTTTCGCTATCGGATTCCCAAGTAAACCGTGAACAGCTTTCACGAATCCGCCTACATGAACGTGCCCCCAACCGAGCTCGCTCGGATGGTGAGGACAGAGCGGGATCCTGAAAAACGCCGAGAGATGCAGAAGGCTCTTGAGGCGTGGCGCCTGACTCAGGGGAACCCACTCGCTCGTAGCGCACGGCGTGTTGTGCGCTCGTGGCTTGGTTCGTTTGTTTGCTTATAGACGGCGTCTTGATTAGAGGGACTAATTTTGTCCCATTTTGCGCGGTCCTGGTTCCCTGGTGGGTCCAGCCGCCTCACGGAGAGGAAGGCCAATGCCAAACACCGACATGATGCCCGCCAACAGTGTTCAGGGCTCGAGCTACATCTACGATTTCGGGACGTCTCCACAGACGCGTACGGCCGTTTCGCAGAAGGTGCGTCTTCTGACCCCGGCCTACGGGTCGGATGCGCAACTTCTCTTCCAGATGGGCGTCCTGAGCTCGTTCACGCCGAACGAGACACGTACCATCGACACGCTTCGTGGGATCGGTTTCGGAGACATGATCGCCGAGCTCGTCCCTTCGGTGACCGAGGCCATGACGGCTGGGTTCGAGCGCGCTCTGCTCTACCTGTCCAACCTGTGGCAGGCCACGGGTTATGCAGGCGGTGTTTCGGGACCGGTGCGTAGCCTTCGGCATCACCGGTGGCCCTTTGACATCGAGCAGCAGCTCGTTTTCAGCACGCTCGCGGACTTCGATCTCACGGGTCAGTCGGGGGTCGGTTTCAATGGCGGCGGCGGTACTTTCGACGGTGGCGTCAAGTCCATCCAGTATCCGACTGTCACCAACGATCCCCAGAACCAGCCGGGTGATGCTCGCAGTCACACGGCGATTATCACGCTCTACGAGACGTGTTGGTTTAACTCTTGGTCGCTCACCAACCTGAGCCGTGACACGGGCATGCTCATGGAAACGGGCGACGTCACGATCAGCGATGTGCACGACTTCTCGTCCGATTACGGCGAGTTCCTGGCAACCGGTAATGACCCGACCATTGGACAGGTCGGATCGGTCCGTTTCAACGCCAGCACGCAGCGCACGGCTTCTGACTTCATCACCGCGTAAGCGGAGGATTCTGGGTAGGGTGAGGGTCAACTTCTCACCCTACCCCGGCGCCCTCCTCGCTTTTGAGGAGTGGTTTTTGTGCAACCCGAGCAATCGGTGGACCGCGTCCATGACGCAGACGAAATGTGAACCAGATGGAAATGAACGGATTCCTTTCGAGCTGTTCTCCCTTCCTCCCTTCGGGGACGGTCAAATGAAGATGAAGATGGGATTGAACACACACATCAAGTTTGCGCTGTGACCCAGACCCACCGACTTGCTCCACCGATGTGGAGACAGTCATGGTCAATCTCAAGGCCCTCCAGGCCGCTATCACCAGAGTCGAGAACGTCCGGCACCACGAACTCACGTTCGAGGTGGACGATCACACAATTACGCTTCGCATTCTCCGTCCGGAGGAGGAAGCACACGTCCAGGCATACGCCCAGGTTGCGCTCGAGGACGTCGATCCAAAAGGTCCTCCCGATCAGGCTGCCTACATGAGCCTGATGAATCGGATGCGTCAAGCGACGCTCGGGTTTTCCATCGTGCAGATCGACGACATCGACTTGCGCGAGGTCCAGTTCATCGAGACCGACGAGACCGACCGGCACGGAAACCCTGTTTCGCTTCCAAAGTGGGAAGTGATTCGGGATCAAGTTGCCGAGTGGGGACAGCACATGCTGAGTGAGGTGTCCCAGCGGTACGGGGACTTGGTCGATCAAGCCGACTTGCACGCACAGAAGGTCGTGAAATACGACCCCGTGGACTTGGAGGCCGAGATTTCTCGAGTGGAGTCTCGATTGAAAGACCTGCGAGCTGCTCAAAGTAAACGTGACGGGGCTCCATCGGGGGGCCCGGTTCCGGAAAATGAAAACCGAGAGTCGGTTCAGGATGCGGCGAATCGTGCGGCGGATCAGGTCGCCGAAGCACGCCGGCAGTCTGAACAAGATCCGCAAAATGCCCCGAGCTCACCGCAGTCACAGAGCCCCCAGCAACCCTCCCAGGAAGCACATCAGCCACAGAGCCCCCAGCAGCCACAGGGGCGCCGCTCAGCGGTTCCGACAAGTGCCCCTCCCAGGGACCGATCCCCTCAAGAAGCCGCTCCAGCAGGCCCTCAGCAGCCTCAGCAAGGAGAAACAGAGGAACAACAGTACATGGATGAGCAAGGGATCTGGCTTCCTCATGAGGGGGATTCGTTTTTCGATCCCTCAGATCCAGGACAAGCAATGGAGATCGAGTCTCGTCGTCAAGCTCTCCTGCATCAGCAACACATGGCACGAGAACGTGCGAAGGCGCAGGAAGCCCAGATGCGTCGTGAAATGGGAATCCCGACCCAACAAGAAATGGCCCGGCAGCGCATGGAGGATGAACGTCAAAACCAGCGGCCGAACGCGGTGGATCTTTCGGGGTCGCAGCCAGGGCAGAATGTTGGCTCGGGTCGATCGACGGGTCCATCGGTGGACACACTGCGGCAGGCGGCCAATCTTCAGGATGCCGTCAAGGACGCAAACGCCGGATCGGTTCGACCAGGACGGCCTACTCGAGCTCGTCCCCAGGCACAAGCTCCGGGCAAGCCAGCGGAGCTACACGGAAAACCCGTATACAAGATGCCGACCCAAACTCTGGATCGACCACAAAAAGAGCGGAAACACGGCGAGCCTGCTCCGGGCCCGGTGCAGATGAATCCGACCGCGGGCGGGCGTAATCCTAACTTTCGTCCAAAGGGGTCCTAGCGGGTGCAACTGTCTCCCACCACTCCGGAGCAACGTCGGGGAATCTACGATGATGTCCGGGAGCTCGTGGACCGAGGATTCCTGGTTCACCACGCGTCGATTAACGGAGCTCGATTCGTTCTTCGCTCTCTGAGCGATGATGACTGGTTTGTTCTGCGTACGCGCACTTGGGGTGGCAGCGTACGTGAGTGGAAGTCGTGGCTGGTCAGCATGTCGGTCTGGATGGTCGATGGCCAGATCATCCTGGGAGAGGACGACTCGGCATATCAAATCTTCGAGATGTGCCTGTCAATGCCCCAGTCTCTGCTGGACGATATGGAGATGATCGTTACTGCTTTGATGACACGCGTGTCAGAGGCTACCCAAGTGGTCGAGGGCTTCATGTATGAGGACGAATCACGCTTGATCTGGAAGTCTCAGGGCGGTGCCCGTCCCGACACAAATTTCCATGGTCGTGTGGTGGGGTCCAACCCGGTTCGTCGAATTTGGTCGTATTTCAATCAGTTTGAGGATCTTCGAGAGCACAACGACTACTTGTGGTCTCTGGCCAAGTTCATGGCCAGTCCTCATGCCCCAAAAGGAGTCAAAAAGGTCCAAGCACAAGACCAGAAGTCGCGCTCGGAAGAAGAGCGACGTCGTAAGCAGACCATGGATCGTATTTACTACGAGGCCAAAGGTCTGATTTCGCGAACGAACGATGAGGACCGTCGCAAAGGAGTTCGCGGACCTTGGCAAGACGTGCGCATGGCCGAGACGGAAGATGAACTGCATGAGGTCATGCGCCGTTGGGTCCTCGGTGTTAAAGACGACCACGATCGTGTCGTTGACGGCACGAAATCCCGGATCAAACGCGAGGTGGAGGAGCGCCGCGCAAAGCAAGCTGCTCAACGACGAGCTCTCGACCAAGCGCTCGAGGAAGAGGGAGTTCGGGGCAGCGCCTTGGTGCCGATCACCGGTAAAGCAGGTCAGGATTTCCTTGATCGTGTTCGTGCTCGGGTTCCTGGAACCTCTAAGGTTGTCCAGGACGCGACACATAACAGCGCGTACGAGAAATACATCGCCAAGAACCCCGAGGTGGGCAGTCTCGAGGTAGATGACCAAGGACGCATTGTTTCATCGCAGCCTACTGATCCAGACATGGTGAACATGATGCTCCGGCCCGAGGAAGGGTCTCAGAGTCTGCAAGACCAAATTGAACAGCGACGCCCTACGGCGACGTTCCGCGATGAGGGGGAGGGTGACAGGTAATCATGGCAAACCCCCACATTACCGTTGATCTTCTCCTTAACAATAAAAGCGGTCGCCAAATTGCTGACAGCATAGGGAAGTCTCTAAACAAGGCGGCAACCGAATGGGAAGGTGACGTCAAAGACAAGACAGCCCGAGGAATTGAGTCGGGGCTCACGCTTGCTATGTCGTCGGGCCGAAGTGGCGCAGCGATCAAGAAATTTCTCGAGACCAACATCACGGATGTCTACAGCAAGTTTCATAAGGAACTGAACGCAGGGAATATCCAGGCGGCTGAAAAACTCGAACGGGTTCTCGATAAACGGACACGTCGTTTCGAACGCGAAGTTAAGGCACAAGTCGATGCCTTCGAGGCCATGAGCAAAAGGGCAGCCCGTACTTGGGCTGAGGGTGCGGACTCTTTCACGGACAAGGTTGGGAAACTTCAAGGGGCAATGTTCGCGGGAGACCCTTCAGGCTACGTAGGTGTTGCCCGTCAATTGGGGGGTCGTGTTCAAGAAGCTGGACGAGGACGACTGGAACAGGCGGCTCGTAGAAGAAAGATGGCAGAGGCTAGGGCCGCAGAAATTAGAGAAAATGGAGGCGAGGGAGCAGAAGCTAAAGCTCAGGCAGAAGCTAAAGCTCAGGCAGTTGAAAAGGCAGGGCAAGCGTCGGCTGGCAAGATGGCCAAAATGGGCAAGGCTATCGCCGGGATTGGGGCAGCCTTGGTCACGATTGCAGCCGTAGCGGCAGCGGTTCTGGCTCTCATCAAGTTGTTCATGGACCTCAACGACCGCATCGTTGACATGAACAAATCCATCCTCCAGACCGGTGTCGCAACGGACATGGGGATTGGGGGACGTGCTTGGGAGGCTGCTTACAAGTTCCGTCAGACCATGGAGGACATGCGAGGCGACATCTTGGATGCCTCAAGTGAGTTGGATGGGTTTCGGGCTTCGAGTGAAGAGATGTTCCAGACACTTGGCACTCTCAACGAGTACGGACGTGGATTTGAGAAGATTTCGAAGAACATCGAAGCCGGCACCACTCATCTGAAGGGCTACGGTGATGCTGCTGAAAATGCCATCGGGTACGCAAAACTGATGGGGACGACGAGCCAGGACATGGCTCGCATGATGAGCGCATGGTCAAATGATTTTGGCCGTGACATGGAGCGGGTCTACGAGGGCTTGTCGGCGATTCGGCAAGAAGCACTGGCCTCCGGATTCTCCATGAAACGGTTTACAAGCACTGTAGCGGAAGCGGTGTCCGGCATGGGGGCCTATGCGGTTCGAATTGAAGAGGTTGGGGCCACCCTTAGCCAATTGAGCAACATCATGGGAGAGGTTGGTGCTGCTGAGCTCACTCGGTCGTTGGCCAACGCGTTCACTGAATTGTCCACTGGTGACCGATTGAGGAGGATCTTGACAACGGGCGGTCCTCAGATGGCAGAGATTTTCGGGCAGCAGGCTCAAGCAGAGGCCGGTTCTATCTTCCGAGATTTGGGCGCTGCTGATCGAACGGCTGGGAGAGAATCCATGTTCGGGTCTCCCGATGAGCTACTTCGAAAACTTGGCCAGATGAGTGAAAAAGATCGAGCTGCCTTCATGGGAGAGATGAAGGCGGAAGGGTACGAGCCCGAGCTGATTCAGCGACTCGACAATCTAATCGATACCACGAAAGCGGGTCAAGGTGATTTGGCTGCTCAGGTCAACGCCATGAGCACCATGGGAACTGCGGGAACCCTGGCTGCATTGACTCAAAGTCAAGTGTTTGACGGTATGCGGCTGCATGAGTTTGTGAGCCAAGGAACAGCTCAAAGAGCGGGGGCGGAGAAGATGACAGGGATGACGGGCAAACCGTTCGAGTTGCTGTTGGATGCTTCGCGAGGCGTTGCTGCTGACATGGCTCAGTTGCGGAAAATGCAGGAGACCCTCGAGAAAGAGGGGCGTCCTATGTCCCCTGAAGAGGAGGCACTCTACGCGACCAAATTTGGTGCCATCATCGACGAACAGGGGAATATCGTTTCGGCCGTCTATGATGCGGCAGAGGGGCAGGCTAAAAAAACGGGGACCATCATTGAAGATGAGCAAAAGCTCATGCTTTCTCAGCAAGAGCGTTTTGCGAAGATCGATGAGGAGAATGTCACTGAGGACATCAAACTAGCCCGTAAGATTTCACAGCAAACGGAGAAGATGGCTAATGTGATGGAAGCCAACATGCTTCTCGTTCTGAACAAGATCTACGACGCATTGCATGGCTTCTGGATGGACGCCTTGCTTGCCTGGGGGAAAGAAGATCCGGGTGTCCAAGGTCGAATTGGGGCGATTAATCGGTTCTTCTCAATCCAGGCTGATGCCACGAAGAAGATGCAAGAGAACAGTAAAGCCATGCGCGATCTCGAGAAGCAGATTGAACTGGAACAGGATCCCCAGAAAAAGATCATGCTCGAAAAGCAACTTGAAACTCGCGCTGTGGGTCAAGAAAGATTGGCAGATCTTCGTGACAGGGCGGCTGCTGCTGAAAGCGTCGCTCGTGGCATGGACACGACGGGGATGACGCAAGCTCAGATTCAGGCTCAAATCGATAAACAGCTTCGGGAAGAGGGGCTTGGGGGATTTGGAGTGGGGGGCACGGCGGATGTGTCAGGTGCCTATGCCAAAGGAGCGGACATCCTGACCGACACCACCAAGGGGAGGCGACGTTTGGGGGCTACTATCGGCATGATTGGGGGTCCGCATGGGATGGCCCTTGGAGGAGCCGTTGGGCATATGATGGGAACTTCTGGAGCCGATCCCTATGTAGAGAAAGCCGCAGAACAAGGATACGAAGCAGGCGCCGGGGCTGTTCTGGCGGACATTCGTGAAGCGGCTGGTTTGGGCGCTGCTTCCAAGCAGCAAAGAGATGCTGTGCTCGCCGCAGCAACCGCAGCGGAGGAAAGTGGAAAGACCTTCGAAGACGTGCTGCCCGAATTGGTCAGGTTGGCTCAAAAACAGGTTGAACAAGAAGCCGAGAAGGACCCGGCCGTAGATGTGATGAAGGAGATCGAGAAGAATACCGCGGCCATCACGGAGGAGGAGAAGAACCTCAAAACGGGTCTCCTGTCAGAAGGTAAGAAAGCAGGAGACTTCATCCTTCGACCTGGAGGGCGTCCAATCATTACCGACCCCAACGACACTCTTATGGGATTCAAACCCGGAGGTCCGATCGCGCAGGCCGGTGCTGGAGGGCAAACTTCAGTGAACGTGAACATCTACGGAGGAGACCCGAAGAAGGTCTACAACGAGGTGATGCGCGTGATGAAGACGTTGGGCCATGCCTGATCAACTTCCAGTCTTCGAGCCGTTCCAGACATTGGGGGACGACCCCGAGTTTGGAAACAAGCGCGACGGACATCGACCTGTGATCTTTGACGTCGTGAAGGGAGACGGCGAAACGAGCTTGCTTCCGGAAGGACTCAAGATGGTCATGCACGTGAATCCGCGCACGATGAGCCTGTCCTATGGAAAGCAGACGGAACGGACGCAGACGCGGGGCGGGTTCGTGGAGTTCCACTGGGGGGATGCGGCCGAGGAAATCACCTTCGAATCGGCAACAGGTGGTTTCATGCGCCTCTACTCGGGTCTTTCGAACATCACCGGAGGTATCGGAACCCAAGGCCGTCGCGAAACGATCGCCTATGAGAAGTACCTCGACATGCTTGCATTGTTCCACAACAACGGGTCGATGTACGACCCGCTCGGCAACATTGTAGTCCAGGGCTACATCAAGATGACCTTCGATGGCGCGGTCCACATTGGATGGTTCGATGGTCAGTTTGTCATAACGGAATCTGCTCAAAAGCCTTACCTGTTCGAGCTCTCCGCTCGCTTCATCATGGATCGCGAAATTCTTCGGTGGCGTAGTGCTGACCTGGGTCTTCGCAATGATCAGGTCCAAGAAGCCGCAGCTTCCAACTTCAGCGCCCAGTCCATTACCCAAAGCGACTCGGAGGATAATCCACAGTTGGCAGGAGACCGTGGTACCTCCATCCTGGACCCGACAGTGGACCCCTTTGCAGACCCCTTCCGCGGGCCTGAAGTGGCACCTGGTGTGTTCCTGCCTCCGGGGTCGACGACCCGTTTCCCAGCCGGTGGAGGAGGGTAGGTCATGGCTGATCTGACCGACGAGGACTTCCCCGGATTCCAGCCATTATCGAGCTATCGAGGTCTGGATTACGGGCCCAATTTCCGGCCGCAGGCGAGAGGCTCGGAATCGGTCGCACTGGATGGGACGCGTCCTGGGCTTCGGGACCCGCGACGAGGATCCCCCTTCACGTTCCGGGTACGCCCGCCTGCGGCCCTGGTTAACTCCTTGCTAGGCCAAGGAGCTGCACGGACTCAAGGGCCCTTCGATCCGCTTCTTCGAAAGGTGTTCAACGAGGCCCTCGACAATCTCCAGACTGTAGAACAACAATTTCTGGAGGGTGTGGCGACGGCGGAAGAGGTCGAAGAAGCGCGCAACGCCTTGCTGGGGGGGCGTCCACCAGCCAATCAGAACATCAACATCATCGAAACCGCCCAAGCTGCGAACAACAACTTCAAGCGGCAGTTGGACGCGCGGGCCAGTTTTGATGCTCGTAGCTTCCGTCCTAGCAGTGACACACAGGGATCCGGTGTCACGAGAAGCCAAGACCTGATCGCCAATAACGGAGAAAGGTTTTCGCCTGGGAAGGTTGATCAAAGCAGTGCGAACCAGCCAGCGGTTTCCGACCTGGCCCAGGCTCGAGATGTTCTGGTGCAGCTTAACAAGGTCCTGGCCACGCCGCCTTTGACTCTGCTCGTGAATCCGGATCAGCTTCAGATCACGTACGGGAAAAAACAGGTCTACCAAGACCGCAATCGGTTCAACTACATCTTCCAGGCTTGGGGTGAGGAGCAGGTTCGCCTCAATGTCACTGGGCGGTCTGCTGGTTTCGTGGTGGGCTCACTAGGGCGCACCATCAATTTTGACGATGTGGGGTTAGGAGGCATCGAGACCCAGGAGGTTTCGGGATACCAATACGCTTCGAAGTGGGATTCCGCAGCGTGGCAGAACCTCATGGGCCTGTTCGCTTTCTACCGGAACAACGGATACATCTACGACGGGGGTACGGGAGGGAGACCTCCTTCTGAAGCCCACCTGTTCATCGGAAACATCGAAATCTTCTACGATCAGTGGCTCTACGTCGGCAATTTCGAGAATTTCCAGTACTCGTACACCGAAGACAAACAGCATGGAGCAGTCGATTTCAGTTTCGACTTTGTCGCGTCCTTCATTTTTGACCGGTCGGAGGCCGGTACAGTGGCACCTATCCCCTCACCGACGCCTTCGCCGGCACAATTGCGGGCCGAAGCTCGAGCGGCTGCGGAGGCGGAATTCGAATCGATCGTGTCGCAACCTAGCAACGCCACCATCGGCCAGACTTTGCCCCCGGGAGCTGGGGGCAGTCCGGGGACCGCCATCTTGGATCCGACCGTGAACCCTTTCGAAGGACGAGGCCCCTTCCAGGGACCTGAAATTGCTCCGGGGGTTTTCTTGTCGCCAGGCTCTACAACGCGCTTTCCGACCGGCACCGGAGGAGGGCTCTAACCCATGAGTAATATCAAGCAGCGTCCCTACGTGGGGACGTGGGTGCTCAACAACCGAACGGTGGTGAAGTACACGCCGGACGCGTTGGTGTTCATCAATGGGGACACCTCGTTGCCTGGATGTGCTCGGTGTCGAGGCCGGATTGAAGTCCAGCAGTATGTGACAGGGCTGTCGGTTGAGGCCGGGACGGATCCTCTGTCTCATTCGGCCACCATCAACCTGGCCCTCCCTCGTATGCAGGGCAAGCAGGTTTTCATCGACGGGTACAATATTCTGCGTCCTGGTCTTGAAGTGCACATCTTCCTGCGAGGGTACTTTCCGATCCGGGGGATGTTTGCCCACCTGGCCAACCGCCAAAGCGGTCCTGGTGCCGGACAGTCGCCCAGTGACACTAACCAGCTCGATCTGTCGAAATACGCGACCTATCCGTACTATCCGGCTTTTCACGGGCTCATCACTCAAGTTAGCTATGAGTACAGCGACGGGTTTTACTACGGGACTCTTAGCTGCACCTCGCTCTTGCACTTCTGGCAGTTCGTGAATATCACGACGGCGGGCGCGTGGATGGCCATGGACGAACGTCCCACCCAGGACCAGGGGCGCCCCACACTTTACGGTCACAACTTCAACAACACCCACCCCTTCTCGATCATCTACACGCTTTACCGGGACGTTGCCGGATCGGCGGCTGGAGTCGACTTCGCTTTGGGTGAAGAGACAAACAGGACCGCGTCTGTCGGTGCCAGCATGGGTAATGACGGACGCCAGCTCTTCAGCATGGTCTCGATGTACTGGACGCAGCGTTTCAAGACGCGCATTCAAAACCTGCGAATGTACGGGGTCAATGGCCAGCTCTTCAATGGTGTACAGCAAGCTTGGCTGGGCACGAATCGAGACGTAAACGGGTTGCTCACGAGTTCGACTGCCAACGACCCCACGACGAAGTCGAGCGTGACAGATCCTTTTGCAGCTCGATACTCCGTGGCCAAGAGTTTGGGTCTTCAGGCGGCTGGTGCCGATTTCACGTACTCGCCTCTCATCCAACAGGACAACGAGTTTTTCAACCTGTCCGTGCTCGACATGTACGCCTTCAACCAGGCGATCGCGGACATGGGGGCGAACAACCTTTGGCAGTCCACCTATCAGACGAAGATGGACATCGCCCAGCGGGTGATGGAGGTGACGGGCTACGAGTTTTACCAGGATGTAGACGGGGACCTGGTTTTCAAACCTCCGTTCTGGAATCTGGACACGGCTCCGAATCGGTTCTATCGGCTGGAAGACTCTGACATCATCAACATCACATTCACGGAGAAAGAGCCCAACGCGACCTACATCATCGTGCGCGGTGTCTGGATTCCAGGGCTCACAGATGCCACCCCACCCGATGAGGTGCTGCTCAAACGAGGACTGTATATCGACTATAAGCTCGTGGCTCAGTTTGGGTGGCGCCCAGCACCGACCCTCGAGCTCACCTACGTCACCGACCCCAAGGTGCTGTTCTGGATCGGTGTAGCAAGGCTGGACATGCTGAACGTCGACACGTTCAGTGCAACCGCTACCATCCCGATTCGGGCTGAGCTACGTCCCGGGTTCCCGGTCTACATCCCTTTCGCGGACTGTTACTACTACATCCGCCAGCTTAGCCATTCGTTCGCGTTTGGAGGCCAGTGCACTACAAGCTTGGTGCTGACGTGTCGACGGGCCAAGTTTCATGCTCCGGGATTTCTGGAACCTCAAAACGAAGGCGATTCGGCCATCAAGCAGATTCGATTGGATCGGCCGGATCTTCCGCCTCGACCTCTCGAAGCTTACGTCAACGACAACTCGCGACTGGTTGGGTTTCCAAATGTCGTGATGGCCCTTGATCCTCGGAAGTTCAACCCGAATTTTTCGGTGGTCGGGGTAGGGATCGATTACTTCGACAGCGTCGAAGCACCTGGTGACTTACTCTTTAGTTTGCTAGTCCGAGACATTCATCTGTTAAAGGCTTTCAACATCGAAGTGCCAGCTCAGGGCCCGGACGGCAAAAATGTGATCGAAGACCCCTCACTAGTCACGAGCTTGAAGCTTCAGACTGGTTCGGGGCCCAACGACTTCATCTCCTTTACAGTCGATGATTTGCGTCGTGGGTTTGATGATCTTAAGTCGGCTCAAACACCTCTTCAGCAAGCCGATTCTCGTGTGAATGCGCAGGCCGATATTGTTGCTGAGAAGGACCGGAATTTCAATGCGTTCAAGTTGGCTCAAAAGGCAGGCGGTAAAACCAAGGGGGACCCCGGATCGGACCGAGTAACGGCAACAGATCGTCTCGACGTACTTGGAGGAGAGCTTGAAAGTGAACGCATTCGGTTCAATGAAGTTGTTTCGGCCTCTCCAAGCATCAGCACGCTGGTGCAGATCTTCGAAGCCCTTCAACCCAGCAGCAACAAGCCCATTCGCCGTAAGATCGATGGTATCCCGGGATCGGATGTTCGTCTTTCCTACTTCGAGACCTTGAGTCACCTCAAAGGGCAGTACCTGGCCGGGGCAGTGCCCGGCAACTACCGGTATTTCTCGTGTTCGCATCCTGACGAGAAGATGCAAGGGATGCCCATCATCCAGTGGGATGACGGGCAAGTTGAGAAAGTTACTCGGTCAGGAAGGCGTACCCGAACAAACTCCCGGCGAGGTCGACGGACGCGTAAAGGGAAAGGCCGGAAACAGCAGGCGCGCGCCGAAGCATTGTTCGAGAGGGTTGAAGACATTACGGGCATCCCAGGGCTGAAGACCTTCATGTTGCAGTGGGCATTCGCCGAAAGCCGTTTCGTGATCGATGCACGGTCGGATGGTAACGCACTGGGATGGTTCCAAGAGCTCCCCTCGTGGGCTCGACGCGCGTACCAAAAGGGTAGCAAATATCATGGCCAAGATAACGAAAATCTGCGGATTAATCCAGGAACCGCAACCGCTGCTCAGCTTCGGAATACAGCGTCGTACGCTGTACGCATCCTACCAACAAAGCTGCGGGACCCCCGCGACCGAACGCAGATGAATTTGAGAATTGCTTCGGGGGCTGGAACTGGGGGCGATAAATGGCAGGACACCACAGGTACTAATCGAAGACCCTCGGCCCAATTTGTGCAAAATAACATCTTCAATTTCCGAACAGGTAAGGAACCCGCCGGGGTAGATTTTGACGGCAAAACTTATATTGCTGCTCAGTCGAGGTACTTCAAGGGGTTATGGGGTATAGGGTTTAGTCTCGAGGAGGCGGTGGAGTTTGCGAACACCCCTTATGATCGAGATGCCTGGAGAAAGATCCCTCGAAACCCAGGGTCCAAAAACAGGAAAAATTTCGACCCAGAACAACAGGCCAGGCTTGATGCCTTAGCGGAGCAGTTTGAACAATTCGACGCAGCGTTTTTGCAGGGTAACGATC